TCCGGAGACAAATTCGTTCCGTAAATCTTGGTAAACCTTGGGTCATTCAACCTCTCTGCGATTTTGCTTTGAAACCTTTTAACCATTGGAATCGTCCTTTCTGTTGATATAATTACCTATTGTGTCATGACCGTTATGGTATATTCCAATCCGATGACCACAATATATAGTGCTTGAAATTCCTTGTGTTCATAGTATATCACTTATTAGAACGTTTGTCAAGAGGCAAATTCATAAAAATAATATTTATGAACAAATCTATATATTGTGTATCACTTTTGGAGCAGATTTCTACCTCCGATAATGTAATGCTTCTAAAAGCTGTATCTCATCAGCGATAGAGTTATTACTTGCAACAAAGCAGTTAATTAATGTATCTTTCGGCATTCTATTCTTAAAAGAAGCGATTATTTTAGCTCCGTCAATAACATAATATCGATCATTCCTATGCGAAAGAACAATAGTCTGACCCAGATACTTATTGGATATCTTACAATAGGGGAATGCAGATTTATTGGGTATTCTATGTTTGTATTCAGGAATTTCGATTTCTCCCAGAGGAATATCTCTATCTCGGAATACAGTATAATCAATAATTTCCTGGGCTTTGCTTTTAACCATTTCCATAGTTGTATTTCACACCTTTCTGTACTACTTAGATAACTTAGATAACTTCCGAATAAACTTGACTGTAATAACTACCATAACGCATAGAACAGCGTTCAGCAAATCCATTCCGTTGATGGAGTAGTCATATCCCTTGCAAGTCATAATAACTGTCCTGAATGTAATTCCGATATAGATAGCTACAATGTAGGGAAGTACTCTAATTAAGGTAATCCATAAATCGTTTATGATCGGGTGAGCAGTTGCAAAGTTTGCCTCCTTTCTATCGGTTCTCTGAATATTGTGCCTTGCCTGAGTCTGTACTATAGTCATTTTATTATCCTTTCTGCCTTTGCATTGTATTTCGTCTTGTATTATGAATTAGTCTTTATCACCGTAAACGGCAACATAGTTATTCCAAGCTCCTTTGCAACCAGATAGCGTATGTATCCGTCTGTAATCTTCACAACGCCGTTTTTATCAATCTTGATACTAACAGGGCTGTCAATGGTATGCCCTCCAAGGAGATTGCACTGTTTCTTAACCCATTCTATCTTTACAGGATTAGGCTTTGTACAACGCTCTGACGGTGGAGTAATAACGTTAAAGTCAATCACTCCAACAGGCTTCTTGCTAAGATAATAATTGAACTTACTGCGAGTATATGGCACTACAATAGCTTTGATTTCTGAAATGCCCTTGTTTTTGGCTATCATGTATGTTTTCCAACCAGTTACAAGCGTATATTCTGCGCCATCTTCTCTTGGAACAGTCAAATGCTTTACCAGAATAATAGAGTTATCGTCAATTTCTCCAGTGATAGTTTTACCTTTTTCAATGTCCTTGACATGAACGTTTGATGTGAGAGCAATCTTGTTCATAGAAATAGTTATAGCTGTGCTACGGTTGAGATTTATGAATGTGTCAAGTTTCATTATGCGTCCTCCGTCAAATTAGAAATTAAACTTATATTCCAGCGGTGTTGCACCCTTACCCTTATTATAATAGTTATTCACCATGATACGGGCAATTTTAGCTTCCGTCTTTGCTGTTGTAATACGGTCAGACTTAGCCATTCTGATGAGGTCGGCAGGATTTACCTTAGATAGCTTCTTGATAAACTTATTATCATCAAGTTCTCTGCTGTACAGATTAAGAATATATCCAACTGCCTTAATCATTTCCTGCCTGAATGCTGCGTATGCGCCGTCCCATGTATCATTAAGAAGTCTGATAAGACGGTCAGTCTTTTCTTCACCGATCTTATTGTATGTAACCACAAGAGCCTTAATAGCGGTTATTCTGCTGTCGGCAGTTGCTCTCTTATCTTCGGTAATGCCAAGTTCAACGCCATTCTTCTTGCACAGATTAGCAAGAGTTGTCATGGTTTCATCTTCTGCGTAGAAAAGCCCCTTTGCTTTGTCAGCATACTGTAACGGAATTGAGCTGTCATTCAGCTTGACAAAGTACATGGATTCTTCCTGCTGAGTAAGCCCTCTGATGACCTGACACTCCATAAGGTAATTGTCCCCAAAACGTTTCTTCGCACCGTAAAGTCTATGCTGACCATCAATAACATACCACTTACCATCACGGTATGATACCACAATAGGCTGAAACAAGTTCTTGTCAAAATTAGAAGCTATATTCTCCGCTAACCTTCTGTTCCTTAATGTCCTCTGCGATGTGTATGTAGTGTTCAACTTATATATCGGAATAGATATAATTTCAGTCTTCTCACCACTTACATTAGCTGTCTGCCCGGTTTCTGCCATCTTCCTCTTGTTTTCAAGATAAAGCATTGCCTGTGTTTTGTTGGTTTCCTTTGACATTGCGTTCATAGTGTTCATAATATTTTCTCCTGTCGTTGTATTTTTGTCAAATCAAAGATGAAATGACATTATGGATTTGGTCGAGCCTTTCAAGGCAGTCAGCTATTTTATGTTTAGATTTTTCGTCCTCTTCATCAAAGGTATCGATATATTCCGGAGATAGTATGCGTTGCATAACCTCCTCAATATAATCCACACCTCTATTAAAAAGGTCGGCTGTATTATTAAGATGTGTTTCGTGAGAAGAATTAATATCTTTTATTTCAGCGTATATTTCCTCAAAGGATTGGGGGACGTTTTGTAAGACTTCTACTCGTGAGATAAACTGATTATTGCTTATTTTCCCTTCGATAAGGGCATTGATAGTTTCCATATCGGCGGTTTTGGAAACTCTGACAGTATCACGATATCGTCTGATACTTAATGATGTATGGTTGATATACTCAACCATTTTATCAAAGACATCATTCTTCCCCATCTCCAAAAGACTGTTCAAATGATTCGAGGTCGTCACTGTCGCTTCGATATCCGCTACACTGACTATTTTCTCCACATTCAGTGACCGCAGGAGCTTCAGATAATACGCATTCGGGGTTCTCGCTTTCGCTCTCTCCGTCTGATCGGTAGCTTTCTGTGCTATCTCCAGTATCGTCTGAACTGTCAATGGTTTCAACTTCTTCATCGGTATTCACCTCAACCTTTGTGATATTATAATCTGCTATGTAATCCGTCATAGCATTAAGGATAACGCCACGCCGGTCACTTACGCTTCCATAGGAATACTGCTTTGCTCCAGAGCCGGACTTTGTGGCAGCATACTCGTTATATTCTATCCTTGCACTTGAATGCAGGAAATGTAAAAGGAAGTCTGTGAACTGCTCATCTGTCCCTTCCCATTGGTCAAGAGCATCAATGATATGAGGAATATTGCAGGCATTAAAGAACTCAATATCTTCCTCAACAAACTTTGAACTGCCTGTGATGTCGTTCAGACGGTCAAATAACTGACCAATCCTCTTAACGCTATACTCGTTTGCCTTGATATCAAATTCTTCTGCAAAATTGTTCATTTCAGTTGCGGAAAGGTCACAGTCACAACCCATCATAATCATCATGGTTCTGGTAATGCAACCGAGGATACTATCATTCTTAGCATTACAGCCGTCTATATTATCCCAAATAGCATTCTCGCAGATAGGCTGGAGATACTTCATTGTGTTTGTTCCGAATGCAAGTCTTAACTTCTGATTGGGCTTGAAAGATACTCCGTTGTTAATATTATAGATAATACCATCAAGCTCATCATCAGTGAAGCCCACATACTCGTAAAGGGTAATATCATAGTCGAGAATTTTTCTCTGGAGGGCAGGGGGGAGCTGTTTGAATTTCTTTCCGGCAAGTTCAACCTCATAAGCAATCGTTTCTCCGTTTTCAGAACGGCACACGCACTTTAACGGCTTTGTATTCTTGCTTAACGAATATTCATTATTTACATATCCACACATAGCTGTTGTTCTCTGTAAACCATCAAGCAATGATTTCGTCAAATACATTGCTTCATGTATTCTTTCGCCTGTATAAAGAATAGCACCGATAGGACGATTCTGAAGAATGGATACGATAAGTTCACTTTTCTTCTTTGTTGTCCACTGATTGTCGAGTCTCTGAACAAGAGCATCACGGCAAAACTCTCCCTTTAACACTTTGTCCACATACACTTCGAGAGGCATTGCCTTATGATTGACTCTGCCGTCTGATACATCAGTATCAAGAATAACATAGGTTTTCCCACATACCTCAACAAGATTATCCGGTTCTTTCTTCTTTCTAGCCATAATCGTATTCCTTTCTATGAATTATCCATTAAACTGAAACTTGCCGTTATAATAGTCCTCAATGAACATTTCAAGGACTTCAAGTCCAAGATTGAGATTGAGCCATTGAACTTTGAGCTTCCGTGGGTCAACTCTCATATAATACTCGACTGTTGTTCTTACGTCAGCGTGGTTGAGAGCCTTGCTTGCTATCATAGGACTTCTTTCATCAGCCCAGTTCCGTGAGATAAACTCTGCGAAAGTCTTTCTCATACAATGGCTGGAATAATGACCCTCAATACCTAACCTTTTTGCTTCCTGAATGATTATCCGGCTGATAGAGCCTACCCAATAAGGACACGCTTGTCTTTCTGTCCCGTCAGACTTATATCTTTCTCCGGTTGATACGATTTTCTTAACCTCGCCGTCATTATCGTATTCTATGTGATCAAGGTATGACGTTCTGTTACCCTCGCCAACAAAGAGATAATTCTCTGGGGTCAGATGATTGACCTCTATCAGAAAACGTATTGCCGTTTTGACTGCTTTATTAAAATAGACTACTCTGGATTTATCTGTCTTATCCTCACTAAGATTGAGTTCATCAACGATATTTCCATTCTCGTCTAGTACGTCTTTTACTCTTAATGAAAGACCATCACCGGCTCTATATCCTGTATTGATTACAAAGATGAATGCACATGCCTTTGTGAAATTTCTCTTGCTTGATGATTTACAGTTCATAAGAAGAGAATACACAATATTGTCTATATCGTCCTTGTTCATGAAAGCGTCTGCACTGTGGTCTTCCGAATGAACGGAAACTCTTGCGATAAGATTTCTCCTAGGGCTTTTGGGCTTTGCTATTGGAGCAACCTTAATCTCTGACTTAGCAACAGGGAGGGGGAGTGCCTTCGGAATTTCTTCCTCTGCGAGATTTGTGGTGTTAGCTCTCGGTACAAACCTTATAGATGAACGCATGAGTTTCAGTCCTTTCTATATTCATTACTATTTGCTAATAATTATTCCAGTGATTTCATAAAATATATTACTATCAAAGTTGGGCAGTTTCATTACTTCCTGTCTCTCATTCTCAGATAGATTTTCCCACATCATTTTACAAGCTGTTTTAAAATCTACAGTTTTCAAATATCCACCTGTTATTTCATATTTCGGATTAGCCTTTTTCTCATCATCCGACATATTGACTGAATATATCCACCAAGAATTTTCAAAATTCCAATTAAGAATCTGAATGCCCTTTAATGAATGTATTTCATCTCTTGACATTGATGTCGGTTTATTAAATAAAAAAATATTCTGTTCAACACTGTTAAAAAACCCTGTACTATAATTGGTGCTGTTATAGTCACCTGTGTTCCAGTCACCTGTGTTCCAGTCACCTGTGTTCCAGTTACCTGTGTTATAGTTACCTGTGTTACGGTTACCTGTGTTATAGTTACCTGCGTTATAGTTACCTGTGTTATAGTTACCTGTGTTCCAGTCACCTGTGTTATAGTTACCTGTGTTATAGTCACCTGTGTTATAGTCACCTGTGTTTTTCAGTCCTGTACAATTTTTGCCGTCATTAACAATTGTAAGCAATTCTGGCCATTCAATCTCACGGATAATTTTAATCTTATCCGTTACTGATTTATCTTTATATGTTTCCACAAGACCGAGGGCTTCGACCTCCGCAACTTTATTTCGGCTGTTAAAATTATAATAGTTAAAACAGTCGCTTGCTTTCTGACAAAAATGGAATCCCGCCCCGCACATTTCAATGTTCCCATTATGTACAAAAGTTTCTCCTACCTTATACTGAAAACCTCTGCACGTCCAATCGGGATTGAATACCTTAAACCCTTTAATACTCATAATATTTACCTTTTTATCCTTTCTATCTTGACAAATGATGTCTGATTGTGGTATAATAAGCTAATAAGATTTACCATTTCTTTTGGATTTGGTTTCTTGCTTGTTTGCTATGTTTAGATTATATCACCTCAAGCGGAGATTGTCAATAGCAAATCTGAATAAAATGAGAAATTTGTTACTTATTACCCAAATTATAATGCTTGATTTGGAGGTTTTGCTAATGACAAACATTTTCTTTGAGAGATTATATCAATTATGTGAAGAAAAAGGGACTACCCCCAACCCACTATTGACACCTCTTGGCATTTCATCAGGGACAATAACCAGATGGAAAGAAGGGGTTCAACCAACTGGGAAATTTCTAATAATAATTTCAGATGCCCTAGGCTGTTCTATAGACTATCTGCTAGGCAGGACAGACAACCCTCAATCACACACAGACAAAGAAATTCTAAGTTCTGATGAACAAGATTTGCTTGAAATATATCGCAATTTTAACGACAAGGGAAAAGTTGCCTTAAAAACACAAGCAGGTATTTTGTCTACTGTCCCATTGTACACCAAAGAAAACCAAATGAATTGATGGAGGATGTTATGAGAGACCTTTATGAAATTGGAACAATGGAATTTAAAGACCTTAAAAAATATATAGAGCTACCGTCTTTTCAACGAAGTGTTGTTTGGTCAATTGAGAAAAAGGAAGAATTTATTGATACCGTGCTAAAAGGTTTCCCTTTTGGTTCTCTTTTATTATATAAAAGTAGCCCATCCTCTTACTTATTAGTCGATGGACTACAAAGATTTACGACTTTAGATGATTTCTCGAAAAATCCATTCAAGTATATAAGAAACTATGAAGATGAATTTAAGGAATATTTCGACAAGATTATTGGTACATTAGTACCTGTTGTAACTACAAATTTTACAATTGTTAAAACAAAAATAACAGAATCTATTAAAGCCAATTTAACAAAAGAAAACAAAACTACTTGTATTGTTAATCAGGTAATATCTGATGTGTCGGTGTTGAAGGAGAAATATACAGAATGTTACGGTATTCTTTCTGAACTTATTGAAAGCATAAAAGATAAATATCAAATTCTTAATAAGAAAATCCCCTATGTATGTTATTCAGGGGATGAAGATTGTCTGCCCCAAATTTTTGAAAGGCTAAACGCAAACGGTACAGTATTAAGCAAATATGAAATTTATGCTGCCAAATGGAGTCATATCATTTTCAATTACAATGATCCGTCTATTCTTAAATTGGTAGATGAAAAGTATCAGAAAATGGTAGAAGATACAGGGGTAGAAATACAGAACTATCAAGACGGTCAAGTAATGAGAGAACAAAAAGTAAATCTTTTTGAATTTTGCTTTGCATATGGTCGCCTAATTTATAAAGATAATCCTTACATAATTTTCAAAAAACAGAAATTCTCCACATCTGATGTAGCTTCAATCGGATTTTCTTTATTATCAGTAATTCTTACTAAAACTACCAGCAGCCTTAGCACAGTTGCAAACTGCTTCGCTGACATGAGTGCTGATAAAATTAAAAACTTGATTAAGCTGAAGGAACTTATTTTGACTTGCCTTGCCCATATAAGTAAGATTTTATGTAAATACATCATGTTCCCCGATAATAAAAATTCTATAACAAAATATATAGAACATCAGATTTTGTGTATTGTTGGGACATATTTTAACATGAAATATTCTGTTTCTACAAAAGACTTTAGTATCACTGAAAAAACAGGGATGAAGAAGCTTGAAACAGCGTTTGAAAAGAATATGCCCATGCGCTATTTATATGAAATCCTGTCAGGCTATTGGAGTGGAAGTGGAGACACCAAGATTGCTGACGAATTATCTAAAGATATATCCGACAATCGTTATTTAACTCCGATCCCTCTTTCTACATGGGAAAGGTTTCTTCATGATTGGATGCTTGAGCAAACTCAAAAATCAATGAAAAATACCCCAACAGAAAATAAATTATTCTTATGTTTTTTACTTAGAATGCGCAAATCTAACGACAATTATATTAATAGTAAACCACTTAATGTTGAATTAGTAATCTCTAAAAGCCGTTTTACTCAACAAATGAAAACCAGCAAGGGGATTTGTGCCATAGGGAATTTATGCGTTCTTCCACAATTTGAGGTACATAGCAAGCAGGAATATACTCTGTATGAAGCTGTAAAGAATCGGTCGTTAGTGTTTGATATTAATGATTCTGTTATTAATGATTTTCTTTATCCTGAGGAATCTGAATTATTATTTTTAGATTCTGACTTCACCGAAGAAAAATATCTGTCGTTTTTAAAGAATAGACATGATTTTTTAATCAATAGATTCAAAGAGACTTTGCGTGGTAATGTGTAAGTAAACAAAGACCCTCGGAGCTACTTAATGTAGCTCCGAGGGTAAATAAATATTAACAGAAAGGTAAGGTATTTTATTATGTCAAAAGGCATCGCAGCCCAGCTCAAATCTATCGAGAAAGAAATTCAACGCAAATCTGACAAGTATCAAGAACAATTGAACAAAGCTCCTAAAGAAAAATGGTTTACAAAAGAGTTTATGCACAGTGTTCATCTTTCTGAAACAATAAAGCAGTTCTTTGATAAAGCAAATGTTGATATTTCTCATATTGATAACTTGTCTGATGAGGAAAAATCAAAGTTAAAAGCCAAACTTCCTGTTAAATTCAAAACATGGGATGATTTTCTTAAAGAAGCGTTTGCATTTAATGTAAAACAATTCTTATCCATTCTTTTATTGAAGAGGGAACACGGGAATTTCACCATTTTCTATTCTAGTTTCCCAATCAAACATATCTGCGCTAAGGACGGTATCTGTTGTAAGAGAGCCGTCCTTAATCTTTTCTTCGATAAATGCTTTTGTTTTATCTATATCTAAAAAAACATTGATATGAAATAAATTATTATCCATTTTATCACCTCTTTTCTATTTTAGTATGTATCTGGTACAATATAATTATACTACAAAATTTTGATTTTGTCAAGATGTTGTATAAAACGCTGTGATTGAATTGCAAGCAACACAATATCTTGCTAATGTAAATACAAAATTTCTTAAATACTGGCAGAAGGGCAGAGAAATCATAAGTCCAAATGCAAAAGAAAGAGGATTACTTTATGGTAGTCCTCTTTTATTATTATAAATAACATTTATAAAATTAATATTGACAATCAGCACGATTTATGTTATAATATGTCATATAAAACATTTGGTTAAATTCGGAGGTATATTATGAGAGCAAACACAAAGTACATCAAACAATGCGTTGCAATGTCCTTAATCCTTTCATCAGTTCTGTTATCTGGCTGTGCAAGCAAGATAGATGAAGTATCACAAAAGATGATGGACGATATCAACGCTATCGGAACGGTAGAAATCTCTGATGAAGAAGCTATTGAAAAGGCTGAAAATTTATATGCCACTCTTACCGATAAGCAAAAGGAGCAGGTCAATAACTATGCTGATTTGCTCAATGCCAGAGATGAATTAGATAAGTTACTTGAAGAAAAGGCTAAAAAAGATGCCGAGGAAGCAGAACGTCTTGCGGAAGAAGAACGTAAAGCCGAAGAAGAAAGATTAGAAAAAGAAAGACAAGAAAAACTTGCGTCTTATACACCCGAAGTGAAATATTGCGCCAGAGCCATTATTACTGTCAAGCGGGCATTAAAGAATCCTGATTCAATGGTTGTCCACAGCTTTTACTATGGTAAAACAGATAATGGGGAATCCGTAAATTTAGATGTTACTTCTGAAAATGGGTTTGGAGGTTCTAATAGAGACACTTTGTTTGTAACCGACAATGTTGATAAATGGGGGTTAGAAATTGTTACAACCGAGACGGGAATGGGAGTAATGAAAGATAATACTATAGTCGATAGTGAAATGACAAGATTATTAGATGAATATGATGATGTAGATAATGCTACCGTTCTCCAACTTGTCGATGAATATGAAGAAACTAAAGACATTTCTCTTATTTATTAATTATTTTCCATAATAATTTTACCCTATTCGTTACGAATAGGGTAATTTCTTTCTTAGTGAGCCATATTTTTCTACAAATCGACCTATAAATCCTACGATGAAACACTCATTTCATGACATCTCTTCAGCTATTTTGTTAGCCATATGATACAAGTAAACACAGCATTACTTAATAGTAATGCTGTGTTATTTTTATGCCTGTTTACTGCTTGCTAAGAAACTCATCAATGCTATTCTTGATAATATTCATTCTAGTTAAAATTTCATTCTTTGTTGTAGAATGATTACTATTGTATTCCTCGGGTGTGTTCCAGAAGAAATAATCTAACCAATCAGCAAGTTTTTCGGAATTATCAAGCTTGTTTACATAACGCAAATAACTTGTGAAATTGGTTATGTTGAACATCGTCTTTGCAACAGCAGAACCTTTTTCAACAAGAATATTATATGCTCCGAGCAACTTATCATAAATGCCGTTGATTTCTTCCTGCTTGTCCTCTGTTATTTCGAGGTTTTCAATTATTTCGTTAATATGCTTTCCCGAATATTTCGGCTCGTCCTCATACAGAGCAATATAAGTCTTTGCAATGATTTCATGATATTTCTTCTGATTAAATTTATTCATTGTAAGCATCGCCTTGAAAATCTCATGTTTTGATAATGCTTCAAAATCATCCATATCAGAACGTCTTATTCTTGCCACATCAAATGGGGTCATCTGCTCGCCAGAATTAATTCTGAGCATAATAAACCTCATTATTTCTTCCGATGTGTTATCGGCTATCAAGATATTCATAGAAGCCCCTCTGAGCTTCTCCTTGAGTTCTTCCGGTAACTGACTAAACTTGCAACCATTAACGTTGTAATAATGCCCGTTGCACTCAATCAGAGGGTCGTTTTTTAATCCGCACAGGGTGAACTCATCATTCAGATAAGAAACGATTGAGCCGAGCATTCTCTGCTTACCATCATACACCTGATAAAGCTTCATCTTCCCCTTGCCGACCTGATTTACTATGAATGCAGGCTGGAACTTATACAGTCCGGCGAGAATGGAATGAATGTATGCCGACTTTCTATCTTTCTTCCATACAACGGCTCTCTGCTGTGGGATTTCAAAATCAAGAAGTTTATTACTATTTGTGTATTTGATATAAATATCTCTGACACTCCATGTGTCAGCATTAAGCTTTAAATCATCCGTGGACAGAATATGACTATCCTCGGTAATTTCAACCTCACAATCTTTGATTTTAGCCTTCTTAGAGCCGGCTGGCTTAGTCGAGGATTCTCCTTTTTTAGGTCTGCCTCTGTGGCTCTTAGGCTTTTCTTCGCGGTTATTTCCCATAACAGAATTTTCGTCTATGGGTTCAGACTGATTCTCTGATTCTGTATTCTGTGTAGTTTCGTCAAACGTTACCTGCTCATCTTCAAATGCCATATTAACCTCCATGCTCCATTTTGAAATTAAGAAATATATGCCATTTACTAATTATTTATTTTATCATAATTTATTCCCTATGTCAAGTATCTTATTCCGATTTTCATAAAAATTATACATTATTTAAGCAAAAATAAAATCCACCCTCGGATAGAAGATGGATTTTTAATATTTTTGGTTTTAGTTTTGATATCTTTTTCTTGCTTCATCAGCAGAATACTCATCAAGAAGATGTGATATTCCTTTCGGTGGCTTAATGCCTACTATGTCAAAAGCAAGGAGGATGTATCCGTTGATGATGCTGTTGCACATTCCGGAATTAACAATCTTATCAAAATACTCTGGCGGTTTTCTCCATAGCGAGAACGTTTCTTTCATTTCTTCCTGCTCGGCAGGGGAGAGGTCTTCAAAATTCATAGTTCTTCCTCCTTAATCAATAAAAAATCCATTACAAAAGCCAGTGCAAACTATTTGTTCACGCAATCTCTTAACTTCATTTTCTAGATTTATAAAACATTGCCTCTCTTTTCTTCCATTTCTTTTATGAACATGGTGGCATACCTCACAAACATAAAAGTTATCTTTCGAGATAAACCTGATAATTAAATTAATAAGATGATTTCTCTTAAAATTATTCTTTGGTTTCATGATGAAATTCTCCTTTCATCAGATGATAAAATAATTCAAACCTTTGACATTGATATCGTCCGAAGTGCAAAGAGGAACATAAAGTAATTCATAACCACGCTCATGAATTTCACTGTCTTCAACTACCTCAATGTGTATCATTTTGAGCAACTGTTCTTTTATTCCTCTGTGGTATTCCCATATATCATCTTCATCAGAATTATTGTACCACTTGTACCATTTCTCTCCATGTAAAATATATGTTGCTAAAATAAAGTTTACGATTGAAGTTTTGAATCTGTCAAAATTTATTTTGTTTGTGTCAAATGACTCAGAACGGTTGTCACTTAATCTCTCCAACAGATGTTTCCCAAGCCAATCCAATTCACGATAAAAATCACTGTCGTGCAATGTTATCATTAAATACTTCATTATGTAACCACCTTTCAAAATTTATCCGATAAAACGGAGTTTTCATTCTACAATCTGAATGTCCTTTAGGGTCAATTTATGATCTTTCATCCAAATTTGGATTACAGACAGCATAACATTTTCCCATATGTTAATAGTGCCGAGAAGAATGCTTTCAGACAAAAAACATTTTATAAAATATGGAATAAATTTGTAATCGTTCATCTTATAAAACGACATTCTTCCATCAGGATAAAGAGATATACTTATGCTATTTTTTATAGATAAAGGACGACCGCACTGGTACATCCCTGTAAAAATTCCATAAGTAATATAAATTTCATCCCTATCATCCACATTAAAATTTTCCACTTTTACAACATATGTGCCAGAAAACCTTGTATGAAATGGTCTATCGACCGTTTCTGTCCTGTTTGTTTGGGCAGGGTAATAATCAGTAAATCCACACTTTAACATCTTTTCTTTAAAATTAGTCATAATCTATCCTCACTTTCTTGGAAAAATTTCGTCATCATCAATGGCAGATATAATAATTCTTTCACTGTGATAATGGCTGTCTTCATTGTTTAATTTTTCATTCCAAAAAGAATCATTTGCAATAGTAATATAATAGTTATTTTCCCTGTCGCCAGCGCAATATGTTCCAATGCTTCTTATAACACCTGTGCCATATTTTGCTTCGTATTCCTGTAATTTCTTGATTACTTCGCTTGTTGTTGATACTAACATAATTTATTCCCTCCATATTCTTTTATCAGAGTAAATGTTGCCCGTGATATTTTCCAAAGCGGTCATTACACCGAGTATCTGTGTAATTTTCTTCCTCATTGCTAAATCACGGTCATCTTTGGCTTGCTTTTCTTCTGGTGTAAAGTTAGCAAGTTTCTCTTGATATTCCTTTTGTATGAGTTTTTCTTTGTTGCGTTTGACTTTCTTGCTCATGCAGTTCATATACTTAATCCTCCTCTCCTTCATAATTGCCGTTTTCCATACTAAATCCACACCAATGGCAGTATGGAAATCTGTGTCGGGAAAATTTACGACAATGAGAACACCTATATGCTCTTGAATTATAAGTGATAACTAAATCACCAAATTTATTTCCAATAACCAGTAGCCATTCTGCTGTGTTTCCGGATTGAATAGGCTTATCAGTTTTAAGATTTTTAAGATCTTTAAGGCTTAATTTCTTGATTTCTCCATTCTCGTCTTTATAAATGAAACCGCCTTCTTCGCCGGGGTTTGGTTTGCGGACATTAAATCCTACCATTTCTAAAGCTTCTATCATTATTCTATGTGATTCCTCTGAATCTGTAGGGAACTTTGGGCGTTTTTCTTCCATGTGAATTATTCCTCCCAATCAAAAATATAATCTATTCGGCTATGAGCTTCTCCTTTTGAAATATCATTTGCCTCCCATTCACTTATTCTACAACCCTGAAAATCTTTACTACTTTCATGCTTAACAGCATAATTCTTGGCAAATATAATTGCCGACTCTTTGTCCGTGAATATTCCAATCGGTTCATCTGTTATATAATAATCTTCAATGGTTGTAAAAGAAACCTCAACAAGATATAGTTTCATCGCTATCTCCTCCTTAAATTTGAATTTTATCCGTTATCTGGATATGACTTGTAATAAATGCCCTTATAAATGGCTTTGTTAAGCCATTCTTTTGAGCATATTTCCCAATGAAATGTTTATTTTATCGTCTTATGCCATCTACCATTTCTGAACACCCATTCCTCAAGATTTCTTTCTGAATACGCAGGTGTACGGTCATAATCCCATTCGCTAATTGATGTATAAACCCCATTAATATTATCTATATAGAATTTTCCATCATCACGGTGGATTCTCTTAGCATCGGTCAATGCTTTTGTATAGCACATATCCATAGCATAAGTCTTTGATGTTGTTGCTCTCTGGTGTCTTGCTGTCATAAAACTCATCCTTTCAATAATTCGTGAATGTCGAAGCACCCCATATAATCACTTATGTAAACGCCATTATCATTATAAATAAAGAATATATTGCCGTTATTATCAATATACATAGGGCATGATATAACATTGCCATTTTCTTCTTTAATCATAATTGAATTATCATCAAAGTTTTGTTCTCCTACAATAATACTTGTATCTCCAACCCACCTTTTGTTAGTAAAGTTGTCGTTCCATTCTAACATATTATTTCTCCTCCAAAGTCATCATAGCAAACATCCGTGTCTGCATTTCCAATCTTTTTCTCTGTCCCGACAGATGCCTAGCAATTCACATTGCTGACAATCCTCTGGCAGTTGTTTGGTTTTCCATGCTCCGGGCTTCTGTTGTTTATGCTTTTTAATCTGGTATTTTATCCAGTTAATCAGGTTCACGGCTATATTTGCCCTCTGCAATATCTTTCATACGCCACTACATTTCCTTTGCAGGTTTCATAGTTTTAATCCTCCTCAATCAATCTCCAGAATATCCATTATATAATCTGGCTCTAAACCCAAATTATCCATAATGATGTCTGCACCATCACTACATGGTCTATTCATCAGTTCTTCCTTTGTTTCTCTTACGAGGTTTATTGCTTTCTGCTCGGTTATATCATCACGTTCCATTAGGATTTTTACTACTGGATTCATTATGTATTCTCCTTCGTTTCTACCCAATAACACAAAACACCAAATTCTCCGTCTTTAAGTCCGTGAGATTTAGCCCATGCTATAGCTTCTTCCGTTGTATCAAAATGCTTTGCATAGTTTTCAAAATCTACGCACAAAGTGAAACTTCCATCTTTAGAAACATCCTCGATGAAATCACCGTATTCAAAGAGTTCAAGAAAACAGATGTACCGTCCTGACATTATGTATTTCTCACTTCTCATCAAGGTTTATTCCGTAAATATCTTTTATCCAACCACGGATGGTTCTACCATAACCGATAAGTCCTTCCCATTCGCAAACACAGTTAAGAATTTCTGGCTGACTCATAGCATTAATATCATCGTCTTTGATTGTGTCTGTTGGTTCAAGGTCAAGATTCTGGCGCACTATGCGGAGTATGTTTTCGGGGTATGACATTGATTTATTCCTCGCTTTCAGTATAATGCTTTCTTCATACGGTATGCAAAATCCGTAAAGCATTTATGTATTTCTTCCTTGATTGTGGCTGCGGTCAGAAATCTGTAATCATTCCTTGTGGTGATTATTCGGTAAACCTCGTCCTCGGATATCTCGCAGACATCCTCGCCTGTGCCATCGTCATGATATTCATTCTCTGACATAATGTTGTCTATGTCTTTGTAGAGGTCTGATATACGTTTCATATGTGTTCCTCCTATATTCCTGTTTTGGGCATTTTATTCCAATCAATCTGTTTAAAAACTTCTTCCTGAAAATTTTTCAATTCTTCTGCCTGTTCACAATCATCTGATTCACAATATTCGTCTAAATCATCATAGTAACAGTCATCAGTCACAATCTCCCAGTCGCACCATTCTCCGTATTCATCGTCAAACATCTGAATTCCACCAATATTGCAATAATCAGGCTTAACGTTATTTTGAAGCTGAAAAGCATCATATGCTGCGAGCGTATCTAACAGTTTTTTACCTTCCTCTGGTGTGCCTACTGGGACATAAAAAGTTTCATTAATTCCCACCTGTGGTATCCACCATACTCTTAATTTACTCATAACAATTTCCTCCTACAAAATCGTGATTTTATTCTGCTTAAACTTCAACTACCTTATACCAGAAATTTTCATCTCTTGTATAAGTGCCTACTGTATAATCTTCTGGAAGGTGTGCTGCGGTTTCGATCTCCTTCCTAGTGAACTCACCTTCTTCAAGTATTGTTGTTCCGGTTGTTTCGTTTGCGCCTGTTTCTACTCTCAACATTGTTTTGTTCCTCCTCAATGTCTGTTTGTTTTGGTGTTTATTTTCCAACCTTGGCAACCTTATTTCAGACTGCCAAACGCTCTCGGCTTAATGGCTGTTTATAGCTGCCGAGTCAGCTTTTAGATTACTTCCTCTATCTGCTCCCAGTATTCTTCAGGAACGTCCTCACCGAGAATGTCATAGAGTAAAGCAACTTCTGCCTGAAGTTTAGCAGTAAGATTTGCTGTTTCCCAAACCGTTTTAGTGGTAAACCCTTTTTTGTTCAAGTCTTGAAGTTCAGCGAGTTTCGCAAAAAGCATCTGTAAAAGTTCCTGTTTAGTTTTCATAATAAATTCCTCCTGTTAATCATCTTCAGTTTTTTGTGTTTAGTATTATTTGATTACTCCTCTGTCCTCATGCAGACTTTGGAGCATATGCGGAAGTTATGCGCTTCCGCTGTGAAAGAGTGGGGGTTACAAGCCCTTTAATTCCTGACGAATTGCCTTGATAGTTAAAATGTCCTCGTCAGAAAGATCGGTTTTTGAATTTACTCCGTTTAAAGCTACCCGAAGCAGGACTAAAACCTGATGGAGAGTTATGGTTTCTTTTTCTTTTATCTGTGCAAGAATGGAATCAACCATTTCTCTCGTTTCTTCATTAGCCATATCGTACATATAAAACTCCTCCTATCATGCATAAATCCTCATGCTTATTATACCATATATTCAATGTTCCGTCAACGTGTTTTTGTGCTATTTTCAGCACAGTTAATTCAGAAGTGTCGGCTGATTTCTTCCTCTGAATAACCGAGCTTTAATAGTTTCCGTATGTGCTTTTCTCTGCACATCTCACTGCTGATGTATGATACTGTTGCTATGTTTCCATAACGGATATACCAACATCTTCCGCAACCGGAATAGTTACCATATCTGGGCTTTATCATTTCAGTTTGTTCTCCCACTTGATTCTAGGATCGTTCCAACTTGTCCATGACTCCTGACCTTTCATGCACTTGTTGAGATGATCGTACCAGATTTTATCATTGTCTGCTACGAATTTTCCGTAACGCTGCTGAGCAGGTAGCATCCCCTTTCCGATGTGCATATCCTTGAAATCACAAAAGACGGCAAAGAGTAAACAAAGTATTCCAAACATCAGACTATCACCTTCTTTCGCAGGTCGGCTCTGGGCATTTTCCGTAAATTGACCTTATAGCAGGGTAGGGGTTTTTTTGTGAGGTTTACTGTTTTCTTAAGTGATACCATGATTTAATCCTCCTTAATGCTTATGTTGTAATTCACGTTATCAAGCTCAAGCTCAACAGTGAATCCGTGTTTTTTGAAGTATTCCGCTATTGATGAGATAAAACACTTTGTTGTTCCGTGTCTCTGTACCTCTCCGAAAATTTCCGGTATAGCTCGATAGTCAGCAAGCGAGATTTTCCTCTTTCTCAGGTCTGCTTCCGTATCAATAGCCGTGTAGTCATGATAAAGGGCAGATAGGATTTTGTGCTGTTTTGCTGTAAGTTTCATTGTGTTTAGTCCTCCTCCATATCTCCGGTAAGTTCCTTGTAACGATTTTCCGCTAAATACTGCCATATGCCTATAGCGTGATCGCTTGTTACTCCTCGGCAGAGTTTCCGCACATCATCCCAGAATGTATTAGTATCAGTTAATTTGTTGAGTTTGTCAATGCGTGAAATATCACGCTTTTCAAAGGCGTATTTATAAGTCATTACGATTGCCTCCTCAAACATCAAGCTGCGACTGAATTTCTTCCGTTGCTTCTTCCAAAGAATACGCCTCAGTTTCAAATGATAGAGTATTTTCTTCCTCGCCATTTGAAATAGTGATAGTAACTGTATAGCAGTGTTTTTCTTTGATTATTTCCTCTAACTGTTCTGCTACTGACAGCAGTTTATTTTTTATGCCTTCAGCATCATCAATTAATGTTCTAATGTCGTCCGGTACTCCGTTTTCTCCTCTATGAGATATCCACATTTCAGCGTGCTCATCTGCATCAAAATCGTTCGCAAGCTGTCTAAACTCCTCAATAAATCCGCTGTCTGTACCGTCATACCACACTGTTTCAATGACATCTTCATCAGCATTTGAATAAAATTCAATGTCACGGCAAAATTCACCGTCTTGCTCCGTTCTGTTATATACTGTAATATTATTTTCCTCAAGTATATTAAGTGTTTTTTCTGCTAACATTGTTTTATTCCTCCTCAGTCAAAATATACCGTTCTTAGCGCTTCGGCAATAACGCTGTTATCATCATCTTCAATGATTATCGCACTGGCGAATTTTTCCGCTATAAATGCCCTCATAGCTTTCATACCGTCTGTTGTGTTAGGCTCAGTATGGAGTATTGCCGGGATTTACGGCTTGATTTGTGGCGTTTTTTGTAGGGATTTTCCGTCATCAGGAATATGCGGTCATTGTCTGTTTTTGTCCACATTAAAAGATTGTGTATTATCTTCATTACTGTTATTCCTCCTCGTTCTCCTCATCTGCCAATATCGAAAATTCATAAACAGCATTCATCAGCCATTCATTGTTTTGATATTCTTCAAAAAGTTCTTCTGTGATATTGTGCCAATCTGAAGGACAATTACAAGTATCAGCAAATTTACACATCAGATTATTTGCAAGTTCTGCAAGCTCTAAATCTTCTTCGGAATATGCCTTGTTAAGCATTCTTTTGATTATAGATTTCATGCGTGTTCCTCCTCAACAATAATTATTCCACATATTATTGTATTCTTCAGCTGTCAACGGCTTTAATGTGCCGTTATTCCGTATCAGACAAGAGAATATATAATCCTCAAAGCTATTGTTATACTCCTGTCGTTCCTCGGCGGTTAGCTCGTCAAAAATTTTCCGCAAATATTCACGGTTGATTATATAGCCGTGTTCAGTGTCAAGATAATGTGTTGTCATGGTTTATTGTCCTCCTTAATGATAGACTACAGTTGCATTGTTTATCCGCTGGTTATTCTTTTTGTCTCTGAGAAATTCCGTGATCTGTTCCTCAGTTTTGAAATCAGGCACTTTACAACGAAAATATAATTGCTTCCGCTCAATCTCTTTTTCGTTCTCATCAAAGCGTGAGAAAATAACCATTATATAGCGTGTGTTACCGTTCCATATTTCGCCTTCATTGTCGATATTGTAGCTTCCTATATACTTAACCATATAATTATTACCCTCCTATTTAGTTATTCCGTTAGTGTTTGGTGATCCGTCAAGAGTTCATGCAGATGATCGGGAGATATGCAGCGGAGACGGTTTTATTTCTCCGCTGATGTGTGGTCACTTGCTAATAGGTTTCATTATTCCGTTGATTGCTTGAACAGCTCCATATAACCAGCCATCGAGATAATCAAGACTAGGGCAATACTGCGTGTAGCTTCCGCTTTCGGTTCTCTGCTGATCGGTATAAACATAAAATCCCTTACTATAGTCAGCTTTTTCAATACTGATATATCCAAAATTTGCAAGATACGCCCTCAAATTGTCATGAATGGTTTCCATTTGCTTTTTAGTGAAAATTCCGTTGAAGTTGTCAATAGTCATAATAATGTAAATCCTCCTATCAAATGTGAATTTTATTGTAAATTAATCCCAATTAAATACAAGCTGCGGGAATGCCTTTTCAAGTTCCACCGAGTCTATGCAAGTGTAGTCACCTATTATGCGCCCTTGCTTGTATATGTTGCCTCTGTACCGTGCATCAAGATCATTAAAAGTAATGTCGATTTTGTCCGCTTCTGTTGGATTATCTCCATACCACATATCAATTTTAATCATCCCTTTACACCTCCTTAAATACTGTAATACCGTTTGTCTTCATCAAGCCCCAAAAAGTCCTTTACACTGTCGCAGGCGTCATTATATCCGCAGTCTGCAAGGAATACGCCTACAGCGCTTTCAAGGGCTGTTTCCGGCTCATCGCCATTCTGTACAGCTTTTTCAAAGTCGCTGACAATATTGTTGAATACATTCCGCAGATCGTCCGCTGTAGTTCCGTTGGCTTTAAGTGCGTCAAAAAATGCCTCAGGCATAGTTAACACTTCTCTTTCAAGTTTCATAATACATTATCTCCTCAATGTGTTTATAGTGGGCTTTATTCAGTCCGACAAAAGCGACTTTTCAGCCGTTTTTGTTTCGTCTTAATTCTCAAAGACTCATCAGGGACTTTAATCAATATTAAACGTAATTATGCCTTTGCAGTCCTCAAACACATTATCAATGCTTGCGACATCTGCTTGTAATAATTCATCTGGAGCATCTGATATAAAACCAGTATATATAACTTTTTCCTTTTCGTTACTCCAGATTGAAAACACCTGCATTTCAGGATCAACAAACATTTCAATAATTTCTTCTACTGTAAACATCTTGTTTACCTCCTCAATTCAATAATTTTCCGTGAGTGCAGTGCCGATTATTTCAAGGGCGTTTCTGTTGGCGAAAATCTCCGCTTCCTTGCTATTTGGCAAATAGGCGCAAAATATAGCGCTTCGGTTGTCTCTAAATGTGTAATACATGGTTAAATCCTCCGTTGCTTTTCTGTTTGTTTTCTGTTTTGTTATTTTGGAACGGCTTCAAGCGTTTTAAGCTTTCAACCGATATATAAACGGTTTATTTTTCGCCTACTCCGTTAAAGGGCGGTTGATTATTCAATCACGCATTCAATCACGGTTATTCCCTTATTATGCATAGCTTCAGCGGTATTTCTCAACCGTTCCACTGTTGCAAGTTCTCTTGCAAAGATTTCAGGATGTTTCTGTTGTTTTATCCAGTTTTCAAAGTGTGTATTGTGCAGGTAGTAAATATTACCGTTCTGAATGATACAATTTCTGGACTCATCAAGCGATATTCCGGCTTTTCTCAACTGCATTTTATCCGCTGGACTCATTGCAGAAAATGCCTTGCAGTTAGTTACAATACCTTTTGTTTTTCCGTTATCGCCTTTTACTGTGATTGATGATTTACCGATCTTGACGTTTTCGCCGTGAATGTCTGTTATAATCATGCTGTTACACCTCCGATAATTTTATACTTTCTTGCATACTTGTAAACGCTGTCAAGGTTGATTTTGCCGTTGTCGCCGTTGAAAATGAATTTATAGCGATTGCAGAATTGAATTGACTGTATTCCGCTTAATTCAACATTCAAGCGTGTTCACGGTTGAAGGGCTTGCAAGGTTTACGGCGGTTAAATAGTCGCTTCATGCGATTAATCCTTTTTCAAATGTGAGATAGTCAAGACGGCTATGTTCATCTTCTGAAAGTGCTTTTAAAGCGATATCAAATATATACCCACTTCCGCAGATAGATAAATAGCCTTCTTCAACAGCTGCCCCGATTTTCCACATAGGAATATTAAAACGGCTTGCAATATCCTTTATTGCTTTACGGCTGATTATTGATACATTATCAGCACCATAAAGACTATTGATTAATTCAGCAGCGTAAAGGCTATTTCTTAACGTTCCAACGGCTGATATTAAGTCAGCTTTTACAAGTAACTTAATATCATTAGTGTTGATATCCCCTGATTTAATCAGGGTTTTCAATTCAGCTATTTCAGTAACTGTAAAAAAGTCTGTTGTTTTCATGACTTCAATCTCCATTCTGTTTTGTTTTAGTATTTGGCGCTCCATTCCCGAATTGACGGCATAGGGGCGATATAGTCCTTTTTAGTTTACCGCCAAAAAGGGAAATGCGGGAATAATTAATAAAAGTATGTGTGAATTTTTTCGTTGTTTCCGGGCTTATCTGTTATTGTGGGCAGATATCCATAAAATACAAGCGTCAAGCCGTATTTTTCAAAATCTGCTTTCAGGCGGTTAATTGCTTTCTGCGTTCTGCTGTCTAGATCCTGAGTATAAGCAGTATTCACTGTTTCTTTTGTATTTTCGAGAATTAAAAGACGGTCAAGTGCTCCGCAAATGCGGTAAAATCTATTCATAAGATTTTCAGATGTTGTGCTATCGTAAGTATAGTTGACGGTGAGTCTTTCAAGCTCCATTCTGCGGGCTTCTGCTATTGTTCTTTTCATGGTGTATCCTCCTTGTATGTCTGTTTGTGTTTTTCTTGATTTTGGTGCAGGCTTTAAAGTTCATGCACTTTGTCGCCTGATGTGTCCCGGCTGATTGAGTCCGCCGGGCGACTGTTTTATTATTTTCCAAAATTAAAGCCTTCACGCTTGAAGCGCTTCAAAAAGCCTATTAAAATACGCTTTTCAATGTCTTTGATATAATCAAGGGAAATTTCGCCGTTAATGTAATTAATAAGTGTTTTTGTATCATTTGCAGATATTAAGCACTCAACAGCCGGGCAAATTACAGAATTCTCAAGTTTATAAAACTTTTTACAGAATGTTGTTTTATCAAGATCGCAATTCATGTAAACCGGTTCTATAAATTCATGGTACATTGTTTCAGTAATAAAAGTTTCGCCGTATTCGGTGTTTTTGATAAACTCACTATACATCATGGTGTTTATTCTCCTTTGTACTTGACTTTTGGCTTTTTTTATGGTATAATCGAGAAGTAAACCGGGCGTTAATTATGTAAGTAAAGCGGTTAAGGCTTTGATAATAGCTTTGATAAAGGCTATTTGTTCAGCCGTTAAAGGTTTGCCGTCTGCTATGATTTCAACCTTGATTTTCACATTATCACCGCCTTTTGATTTCCAGTCTGAAGCGTGTGATGTGCAATAGGTTGATTTCGCCCGGTTTACGTTCTCTTTACTCCTTTCTACAGTCAGGCATCGGCGGGTTCTGTTTTTGTCCTGTGTTCCTGCTGTGATTATATTATATCACCTTTAGGTGATATTTTCTAGTGGTATTATACACAAATATATCGCCTTTATACTATATGATTTTGTGCAAATTGACTAATACATATAAATCATACAATATATAGGTGATAATAAAGATAATAAATACAATATATTGTACATGGAGGGCTAGAATTGAGATCTGAAGCGCAAAAAAAAGCAGATAAAAAATATAAATCTGCTAATTATGGAACTCTTGCAAGTTATAATAGAATACAATATGTAGATTTTTGTAAAGAATATGCTACTAAATGTGGTATATCTATATCTAAAATGATTACAAACTGTATAAATTACTGCATAAACAATAATATAGATATTTCAGGAAGTATAAAGCTAAATCAATCTGGAGCGGATACCATATCAGATATACAAGATGATATTGCAGATAAATAATAGATATCGCTTATATAGTGCTTAAAATGCGCTGTACGGCGTTTTTGTGCGTTGGTAGTATAGTTATACCTTTTGTCGTATATGCGTGTTGTAGGGCGTGTTAAAGGGCTTATATGCGATATGTGCAATAATAAGGAATAGGTATTTGTAATATATTGGGACTGCTTACAAGTGATATCTGATATCTGTTATGATCTATCGGAGCTGTCGCAGATATTCGGTTGATATGTGCATTTTGATATAGACAATATGCAAAATAAACATAAATAGATCTGTCTGCTTGCAGTCTGAATAAATAGGAATATTAATTATTAAGTAGATAAATGATTTTATGCATAAAGGAATATTGATTAAGCGATTAAAATGTACATAGTTTGAATTTATATGTACATTCTGGAACGTAATTTTACAATAGATCGGACTGCAATGTCAATAGCTAAAATGTACAAAATTATTTAACTGCTGCATAGGTGAATTGTGCAATTTGATTAGTGGTTTTAGACTGCTGAAGATATCGCAAATAAGGGTGCTAGGAGGCGTTATAAGCGACGTTTTTAAAAGGGGTATAAGTATATAGGTAGAGCGTTAAATTGCGATTTTAGGCGGTACAATTTGTAGCATGATTTAGTAGTACAAATTAAATTTAGGTACAATATGTTGTGGTGGTTAGTGAAGAATAATTTAGTAGATGAAGTAAAATAGGGTGAAATTGTGTACAAATGGAACGGTAAATATTTGTTGAAATTAACGGGGAAAAGGGGCTGCTGAAGATGAAGGACTGAGATTTTTATTAATTTTATTAAGTGAATAATAAGTGGTTATTAAGTAAAGGAATAGATTGTATTAAGTAAATAATTAATGATTTTTAAGCAAAACATGTGATTTATTAGGCTATTATTATAGAGTAAATTAAGATGTGAATAAAAGGAAATTAAGTAAATCAATTTGATATCAAAATGATATCAATTATCAAATTAACGAACTACATTATATCACATATATTTCAATATATCTTGTATAATCTTTTGTATTCTCTTTTTATCTCTTATATTCTCATTTTTATATTGTTTCTAATTCTATATTGGGACGTTCTCAGCAGTCTATTTTAATTCGTCTGATTTTGGGCTATTTTTGACTATTTCGGGACTGCTTACAGATTATTTTCTATGTTGCTTTTTGGAGAATTACAACATAGGCAGTAATATCTATAATACCTATAGGAGGGGTAGGCTTACATTTGGAAGCAACTTCCAGAACGGTGCCGGGCAGGTAGTAGTTTCACTCCACTCACACAAGGCAAAATCGAAACCGACACCCATCCTCCCAACCTTAAATCCGATTTCAACTCCAATCTTATCAATTTTTCTATGTTCGATTTCTCACTTCGGTCAGTACCCATCTTATTAAGTTCAAACTCAAAACTATTCAAAATTATTTATATTATATTAAAATCATATAAAATCATACAAAATCCATGCCAAAACAAACTATTATTACTCATCAGAATCCAACCTTTTTAATCTAATCAATAGCCAACTTAATCAATATCAATTTCAATATTATATTCTATTTTTACCTTTTGATTTATTTTCAATTAGCTCCAATTCAATCATTCCCCAGCCATATCTAAGTCCCTAATAATCTAGCCTTAATCTCGAACCTACACAAAATCAATCAAATCTAATACAAAATTACAATGTCTTATTTCAAACTATCTCTTATTAGACACAATCATCTGTCCTCACTTTGGCTAAGACAAACAGGACAAAATCATATTCAATAAAATTTTTATAACCGAAGAACAATAAAATTTCAATATTTTTAATATTTCTCAAATAAAAAATCTAATTTCAAAAAATAATAAATAAAAACTTTTGCAATAATATAATTCAAATTTTATAGATATAATATATTCAGTTGAAATTACTGTTGCAATAGGTAAACCTTTTCATAATCCCAAACTAACTACCCCGCAGGGGTCTATTTTACATTAAAAATTAAAATATTCATACAAAACACTAATCATTAGAATAATGACTTGACAAAAGAAAATTAATATGCTATAATCAATATAGTAAATTCTTTAGACAATATTAAAAATAGTAGGGAGTGATGATATTAAGGAATTAAATAAAGATAACTTAAAAACTATAAACAATTATTCTATTTAAAAATCTACTTTTTCTTTTTTGATGACAAACTCGTAACCCTAACCAAATTTGCTGTCACTACGTTCCGCAAATTTGGAGGGTTACGACTTATCGCCAAAAAAGAAAAAGTAGCAAAAAGAAAAAAGCGATAATATACATAAACTTTGAAAAAGATAATTAATATAATGTTTAATCAGTTAAGAAAGGAATGATGATATATTTGATTGAAGTAAAATAACACTCGGACAAATATAATTCTAATAATAATTATAATATTATTTTGACTTATATTTGTCCGAGTGTAAAATCTCACGGATTTGTCCGAAAAAAATAAGAAAGATTGAGAAAGGTTTTATATGGGAAATAAAGATTATAGTGTAAATGACTTAGATGTTAGTGGACTTCAAAAATATCTTGGGAATCAAGTTGGCGAAAATTATAATATAGTAAGAAATTATAAAACAATGTGTGAACTATTAAATGAAGTGCCTATGGACGGTAATTCAAGAAAAGCACAAGTTAATCGTTGGAAAAGATATTTTGATTTTCATAAAGATAATCAAAAATTTATTATTGATGAGATATATGACGAGCCTTTTGCTACTGATGACGCTCGTAAGCGTAGAGAGGGGTTGTATGTAAAGTATATAGAGCTTCTTTTGCTAGAGTTCTTGTCCAGACAGCAAGATTATAAAGTAACTGTTGGGAATAAGGAAATGTATCGTATCCTCGGTATGACTAATGATAGGTATGACATAAGAAATAAATTAGGAACAAAAAGAGGAAATGAAGTAATCAGACAAACAATAATGAACAATGAAGATGAATTTGTTTTCTCTGACTTTCCTATGGTGTCTAGTTTTGATGTGAATAATTTTTATTTTCGGGCAGAGCAGAAATTGAACAAGATATTATATTCTGCTCTTAGGAGTATGAAGAACAGGTGTCTTATAGACTATAAGAAAGTAAATATTATTGCTGAACCTGACCCAGATACAAATAATCTTGAATTTAGAGAGTCTAACGCTTATGAGGATAAATTGATACTTGAAGCAAAGAGTCACATTATAAAAGAGATGGGCTTCAATAATACAATGGAAGTAATGTTGTGCTATAAGAGTGATGAGTTCTTTGAAAGGTTTAATGATTATATAAAGAATGAATATGGTTGGGATAGGTGTTATCCACAGCTCAGAGTAGTGTATATTGATAATATTGCCAAACAGATACCTTTGAAGGCAGAAGAAATACGACAATTATCTACCGAGGACAGAAAAACACAATTGAATGCTGAAATAATAAAATGTCTTAATGCTCAAGCTGAAAAGAAATATGAAGATAATTGGAATAAATTTTTGGAGAGTGAGGGTAATAGATTAGATAGAGAAAAGGGGATGGTAACAGAGCAGATGAATGATGTTGATAAATTTTTAATAGAGGTTGATGAAGAAAAGCCTTTCTTGTACAGGTCTAATTATGTGGAGATACAGAGAGCTTTAGCTGATTATCTGCTGAATATTCACTTTAAACCATTAGAGGTAAATCCTAAGAAAGAAAAGGGCGATAATTTAGATAAAGAATTTGATGAAGTGTTAGTTAATTTGTAATAATGTTATTGAGAACTTGTTGTGAAAGGATTAAAGCAAAAATGAGTATGAATAATCTGAAACTTATTACTACCGAGAATTTTGAGGAAGTAACACCGTGTGATTTCTGGGCTGATATCAATAACGAGTATTTTCTGACCAGAGAGCAGATTGGCAGAGCGTTGGGATATAACAATCCAAGTGAAGCTATCAAAAAGATACATCAAAGGCATCGAGAGAGGTTGGACAAATTTAGCTGTTTGATAAAGAGCGAAGTAAGTCGAGGGGGTCAAACTGGTACGGTCGATTCTAATGGTGCTATTCAGGAACGTACATTTTATTCTCGCAAGGGCGTTATGGAAATTTGTCGGTGGTCTCGCCAGCCTAAAGCAGATGAGTTCATGGATTGGTGTTGGGATATTATTGATGGACTTATTGCAAAGAGTAGGGAAGATAATACCCAATCTCTTGATAACATCATTCAGACAAATAAGAATACGGATATGATATTAAGAACATTACAAAGTCAAAAGGAAATAAATAAAGAATTGATTAAAAAGATTGACCGATTAGAAACATTGGTAACAACAATTATTCCTATGCCATCATATTCTGAATGGAAGACAGAAATGAATAAGAAAATTAAAAATATAGCCAGTCAGATAGGTAATAACACACCTGATGGAATAAGAAGTATTTACGGTGATATCTACAAAATAATGCGTTTGGATTATGGAATGCCTGTTGAACAATACAAAGGGGAGTATATGATTAACCACAAAGAAGCTACTAATCCACCTGCAATTGATATTGTAAAAGAAGTGCCTGAACTAAAACAATTGTTTGAGGCAATAGTGAACAACTACATAGAAATTAAGAGTGTTCCTACAATGGACTCTGTGATTTCTGAATAAATATATTACGAAAGGACAAACAAACATGAAAACAATTATAACCCCTGTAAAACTTACTCCGGAAGAGCGCGAGGTTCTCATTAACATTTCTGCTGATGAGAACGGAAAACTCTGGGCAGAAATAGATACTACTATCCAAAAATATGCTAATAAGTGTATTAAACAAGGTTGGGAACAGACTTCAGAGACAAGATATACTGATGGTAGTTGGCAAGGTGCTACATTCCATGCGCCAGCAACAGCTATCAGTATCCGTAATCCTAATGCAAAAAGAACTATGTCTGATGCGCAGAAGCAAGCTATGGTTGAAAGAATGAGATTGATGAGAGAAAAGAAAGGTAACAATGAGGTGGCAGATGATGAAGACAATGGCTAATAATGAAAATGATATTAAGGAATTGCAAGAAAAAGAAAGGATAGAAGAATATAGAAGTTTTCTTTATATGGAACTTCTTGCACTGAAAATGCCGTATAAAGAAATATTAACACTAGTATCGGAGGAATTGATTATCAATTCTATCAGAAATCATCGAAGTGTTGAAGATGTTGCATGGGCATTGATACAGTAAAATGAAACAAATCAAAAATTGAGTGAATTTTAAAAGTCCAATAAAGAAAATTTCAATATAACTATCTAAGGTAGTATAAGTTTATTACTTTGCTAGGTAGTATAAATTTTTATTGAATTAAATAGAGAGAAATAAATCAAATTTTGATTTCAGAAAAGAGGTGAGTATTTACATAATGGATATTGGAGATGTTGAGAACTTTTGGGACTTTGGTGTCTTTGCAAAGAATAATGATATTTCTGTAGGCAGAGAGCATTTTTATTTGGATAGTCAGATAACTTGGTATCGAGGTGATTATACAACTGACAATTATTGTGATAAAGATATGTATAAGAGTGAGTTAAACAGATATTTGCAAGAAAATGTTTATTGTGATTAAGTGTTAAAGGAATGCAAGGTTAATATAAAGGAGTTTATTGATATGACTAAAGAACAATTTATTAAACTAATGACAGTTGTTAAGAAGAAATATCGAAAAATAGAAAAGTTTTGGGATGAGTTTTATGATTTGTTTGGCTCTTGCAGTGATAAATTAGTAGAAACAACCTCCCTTAATGAGATTACCAGCGTAATTGCTGATATTGTTGATGATAAAGAAGAATGGATTTATTGGTATGTATATGAGAATGATTGGGGAGAAAATGGGTTGGAATATGTGGCTAAGAATGGTGGTGCTTTTACTTTAGGGAGTTTAGAAGATTTGTGGGATTTGATTAAAAATGAGGATTAAAGGAGAAATATAATATGCTAACAGCCAAAATAGGTAATAATATTATTAATTGCTTTGATAATAAATACTCTAAAGAAGAATTGAAGATGTGGGCGAAGAAAAATATTATATATTGTCCGGTTTGTGGTAAGGCATACGAGTATTGCCATGGACTAATAAATACCCCTTACTTTAGACATAAGGATAAATCTGAATGCGAGTATTTATATTCAGAGCTTGAGACAGATCATCAAAAATTCGTGAAGGAATAATAAGAAATTATAATGTAAGAGGTGACAAACACAATGGCTAAACAGCAGACTTATCAAAAATATATTTATAAAATACATAGTCGTAAGATCCTTCAAAATAAAAAGAATTTAGTTTTATCACTTTCTGAAATGAGAAGAGCAAAAGAATTAGTGTCTTTGGCTGATAGTCAAGTTTTACGTTTTATTGATGAAATCAATGGAGTAAATATTGATGAAATAAACAAAAAAATAACAGAGATAAGAAATAATATAAAAAAGCTACGATTAGAAGTAAAAAATGCAGATATATCTAAAATTAAGCAAATCAAAAATGAAATAAAAAATCATTATGATGAATTAGATATGTTTCAAAATAAGCCCGATTATTTAGCTGTAATCATGGACAATCCTAATGATATTGATAAATTAGATAATGGGTTTATAATCAATGGATTGACTTATAAAAGATTAGTCGGAACGTCTAATGGGGTAAAAAAGTCTACGGTAATATACGTTTCTGAATATTCTAGCCAAGGGGAACCTATATATCAAGAATTATGTAAGAGATTAGAGAATGGCAGAAACCCCAATGTGAAGCTCGTTCCAGCAAAATATGAAGCATATAAATCGTTGGCTTGCAGTGCGTCTATCCCAGTAAGTAATCCTAATGGCATTCTTGTTGTAGATGATTTAGTATTACGTTTTAATGCTGATATTCTTGAAATTAATGATGAGAATGCGGATGAGGATAAAGGTATCGAGCCAGTGATGGAGCATAAAATTGCCGAAGTTGAGTTAGATAATAGTGATGGTTATGGATTAATCACACCAAAATTAGCACAGAAATGGAGCGATGATTTAAAGTTAGACTATACTCTTGGTGGCTGTTGTGTGAGAAATGCTTTTCTCAAGGGTATGCTCTTTCCGTTTGATTTTCAAGAATTTGCAGAAAAAATAGCACAAAAGAATATTGTAGTTGATGCTTGGGGACAGGAAAGAAATATTCATGATATAGAAATGATATTAACTACCTCAATGCTAAAACTTTGGGATTGCTATAACAGTTTAGAAGATTATCTTGATAACTGTAATAAAAATGGGTATTCTTTTTCTGTTACAAAGACTTGCCCTAATGTATTGGACGAGGAAAGAACTTTGAATTATCAGTTTATTCAAAGTTATGATTTATCCAATGAAGATATAGATGAACTTATTTCTCCGTCTGTTAATGAAATAAAAGATGTTCTGGGTGGGGATATTAATAAAGCAATTCTTTTTTTACGAGGATTATCTGTCACAGATGATACGGCTGAAATTGCAGAGGATGATTGTATAAAAGCTTTAATGATAGATGAAAGAATGTATCAAGATCCTTATATAATCAATAGAATTAACAATATGATAAAACGTAGAATACAAGACTCCAAGATTGGCGTCATTAAGGTTAAGGGAAATTATGCTGTTATAAGTGGAGACCCTTATGCATTATGTCAACATATATTTAAAACAAATATTGATGATAAAGGAAATGATATTGAATCAGAAATGGGTTTGCTCCATGCAGGAGAGATGTATTCAAATTTTTGGGTAAATAAACAAATAAATGAGGTTGTATGTTTTCGTGCGCCTATGAGTTGTCATAATAACATAAAAAAAGTTACTATTAAGAGCAATGATAATACAAATTATTGGTATCAATATATGCCAACTGTAAATATAGTTAATTGTCATGATGCTATGGCACATTCAATGAATGGTTTTGACGAAGATGGTGATTTGATGTTCACGACCAACAACAGAGTATTGATAGATAATTGGGTGAATACGCCATCAATTATTTGTATGCAACGTAAGGCTGATAAAAAAATTATTTCTGATGATTTATTGAGAACAGCTAACAAATCTGGGTTTGGCGATGAAATTGGTACAACTACTAATCATATTACAGCAATGTTTGATGTATTATCAAAATTCCCAAAAGATTCGGACGAATATAAAACTTTAATATATCGTATCCAGTGTGGTCAACTTTATCAGCAAAATTGTATAGACCGTGTTAAGGGTATTATTGCAAAGCCTATGCCTCGATCATGGTATAAACGAATAAATATTAACAATTTGATTAAGAATGGGGCTGACAGTGAAGAAATAAATAATGCTAATTTTTCTAATAGCATTTGTGCTGATAAGAAACCTTATTTTATGAATTATATATATCCACAACAAAAAGCGATGCATGATAGATATATTAAAAGAACAAATAAAAAGTGCATTGAAGAATTTGAGATGGATATACACACACTTTTTCAAAAAGAAAACAAGACTGAGAAAGAGCGCAATTTTATTAAGCTATATTATGAATTTCTTCCATCTTCGGATAATGATTGCACTATGAATAGACTTTGCCATTTGGTGGAGAGCAATTTTGATAATTATATCTCTGAAATAAGAAATAATTCAAATTTTGATTATTCTATTTTGAAGTCAGATGTTGGGTATAGTAAAAGTAATTATAATCAAGTTAAGGTTATTTATCGTCAATATAATGATGAATTGTTCAATACTGTAAAAATGTTCAAAGAAAATCATATTGATGATAATGAAAAGGCAACTACATTGCAATGCTTAAATTCCTTCTATAGCCGTAAATGTGTACAGGTTTGTCCTGACCCGGATGAATTATGTAATATTGTCCTTGACCTTTGTTATACAAATGAAAAAACCAAACAGTTTGCTTGGAATATTTGTGGTAGGCAAATCATAAAAAATCTTTTGAACAAGAATGATAATATGATTTCTTATTTGGTAGCCGATGAATGGGGCGATATTGATTATTGTGGGCGAATATTCAGTAAAAAACAGAAACAGATTGGAGATAATATATGAATTTAATAATGAATGAGAAAAATGAAGCTGAAAGAATTATAAATAGTGGGGATATAAATACCGATACAGGAGCAAAACTTTCGTTGTTGGCGAGATATTATGCTTATGTTGGCAAAAAGCCTAAAGAAATTAAAAAATTGTTGGATGATGTAATGGCTAAAAGTTATCATAATTATCACGCTGATGATTGGGAATTATCTCTGCAAAAATATGTGAATAAATCAAAAAAATATCCAATTATTGAAATTGATGAAATTCCAATTACAAAGAATGAGTTACAAACAATAATACGAATAAATAATAAAAAATTAGAAAAACTTGCTTTTGTTTTGCTTGTTTTAGCCAAGTTCTGTAATATGAGAAATGACAAAAACAATAATTGGGTTTTAGTCGATGAGTATAATGTTTTTGCCAGAGCAAGAATAACAGGTGATATAATGGCACAGTACTCTTGCTTTTACAAATTAGTGAAGATGGACTTAATCACTTATAGTAAGAAAGTTGATAATATAAATGTTAGAGTAGGATTTATTGATAATGACAGTGAGGTTGTATTAAAAATAACGGATTTGCGGGAATTAGGTTATCAATATCTTATGTATAAAGGTGAAAAGTTTATTAAGTGTGCTGAGTGTGGAGTTATTACTAAGGCAACAATACATAATAAAAAATATTGTAAAAATTGTGCCGGGTATCAGCCAATAATGTTAAAGACTATAAAATGTTGTGATTGCGGAACAGAATTTGAAGTTAATAGCACGGTAAAAAACAAAAAAAGATGTAATACCTGTCAGCGAGAATATATCAAAAGATATGATAGGTTAAGAAAGAGTAAGTAATTCCGTTTTTTTATTAAAAGCTAAATGATGAACAGACACCTTGTAAACCCTGATAAATAAAGGGTTTACAAGGTGTCTTATTTTTTGTTGCAATTTTACTATAATGATATATAGAGATTAACCTACAAAATCCCATTATACACTATATCATGAATGAGGATATTTGTCAATGGTTATTGCTCTGTTATTTATCTAATTATGATTTAGTAAATCTAAATTAGGAATTGTATTCAAAACCAAGAAAGGACATCAAAAAGAATGATTTGTGTTTCAAAGGAAGAAGCAAAGGAACTGCGTAGACTTATACCGGGTGTGTTAATGCGCCGTACAGTTAAGCAGAAATCTAAGCGTGGTAAGATGTATATTACCGAGAGTGATCGAGTTCTTAATGCTATTAAGAAGCTCAGGGGTGAGTAATCTCAATAAGAGACAACACAAACAACAAATATCCTATGTTATTCGCATAGGGCAGTCTGGCGACTGTAACAAAATTAAAGGAAATTTTATTATTTATGAAAATAAATAAAGATTACGAAATTAATCTTGATGAAATTCTTTCATCGCCTGCTGAATTAACTCCTGCTACATATCAATATTATAAGAATTTAAAAAATCGCACGATTATCATTAATGACCAGATTGATTCTGATATTGTAGAACGCGCAATGTTACCACTTATTGAAATGGATAATGATGGTACAGATGAGCCTATTACTATTAGATTGTCTACTGTAGGTGGATCACTTTTCGATGGTATTACACTTTGTGATATAATTGATGGTCTTAAAACCAAGACCACTATTATTGTGCAGACTTATGCTTATTCTATGGGGGGGGATTATCCTTATGGCAGGATATAATAACCCTAATGTTAAAAAAGTTTGTTATAAGCATAGCACAGCACTTTTACATGCCGGTAGCACTTATTTGGAAGGCAATTCGTCATCAGTAAAAGACCAATTTCATTTTAATCAGAAATTTGAACAGAAACTTAAAGACTATACTCTTTCTCATTCTAATATTACGGAAGAAGAATATAACGCTATGGAACGTTATGAGTGGTATATGGATTCCGATACAATGCTTGAAAAGGGCTTAGTTGACGAAATTCTGTGAGGTGGCTATGAGTAAGAAATTCTTAGACACAAATGCAATTCTTGAAAATAATGCAGACCTTACAAATGTAGTTATTAGTTCCAAGACGATTGAAGAACTCGAATCAATTAAAAGCAATCGTAATAAATCTGATGAAATTCAATATAAGGCTCGACAGGCTGTTAAAGCAATAATGCGAGACAAACCAGAAGTAGTGGTAGTTACAGAAGATGATTATAATATGCTTTCGAAAATGAAGTTAGAGTGTAATAATGATAATCTGATTATCGCTACTGCAAAAAGAGCAAATCTTGAAAATGAAAATTCTGTGGTATTCGTTACGAATGACTATCTTTGTGGATTGATTGCTGGAAATTATTTTGGGCTGACAGTTGAGAAAAACGGGGAAGTATCACAGGAAGGATTATATAAGGGATACAAGATTGTGACTTCTACTGATGAAGAACTTTCACAAATTTATTCTAAAGATAATTGTGAAAATATATTTGGTTGCCTTATAAATGAGTACGTTATTGTAAATGATTCTGAGGGCAATTTTGCAGATGTACTGAAATGGACTGGAATGAATTATGCCCCGGTATATAACAAAAATTTCAAATCAAGGCAACTTGGTGTTTGCAAGCCTTTAGATACAATTCAGAGAATGGCTTTTGATAGCATTGTGAATAATGATGTTACAGTCTTATATGGGCGGTCTGGTAGTGGTAAGACAACTATCCCTTTGTCTTATATAATGCAATGTTTGGAAAGTGGTAAATATAAGAAATGTGTTATTATTTATGATTTTGAAACTTTAAAGGGTGCAAAAACACTTGGATTTACCCCTGGATTACTTAATGAGAAAATTTTGACACAGGGCGCAATAGGCAATATTTTGAGTAGTAAGTTTGGAGATATGTCTGAGGTTGAGAGATTGCTTGCTTCTGGCATAATTGAGATTATTCCGACAGCTAATATAAGAGGCTATGAAATATCTCAAGATGAAATCTGTTTTTGCACAGAAGCTCAAAATCTTGATATCTACACGCTAAAGACAATTATTCAGCGTTGCAAGGCTGGCTCTAAGATAATCTTTGAGGGCGATATTATAGAACAACACGATAGTAGTAGAGAAATTGGTTTGTTTAAGATGATTGATGTCTTCAAGGACTACAAGTGCTTTGGCTGTGTAAAGCTAAAAAATAATTATAGAAGTGAAATCGGTGAGTTAGCCGATTTGCTTTAAAATAGGTAAATTGCTATGTTTCTTAATCCAACAATAAGTGTTAATTTAGGAAATCGTAATTATAAATATTATGAAAACTTGGGATATTTTATTAAAAAGAAGAATGGATATAATAATAAACCTGTTGTTGATTTGCCTCAAACAATAGAAGTAAAAGTGGAAGATTTGCTACCATCCGCAAAAGGGAAAATAGAATTAAGATGTGATTGTTGTGGTAGAGTTTTTCAAAGATATATTGAAGAAATGACTATATGCAGAAAGAATAATCCATTTGATTATTGCCCCAAATGTGCAATTCAAAAAACTATTAACACAAAACTACAAAGATATGGTTCACTTAATCCTAATGAAATTTCTATACAAAATGGAACGAAATCGGGAAGAAAGCGTAAATATTCATTAGAACAATTAAAAAATCTGGCAGAAGATAATGGATATTTTTTAAGAGATGATTTATGTAATGTATCAGAAATACTTATAAAAAACAAATATACTTTTGAATGTAAAATTCATAACATTATTTTTGAAACTCCATTTGAATCTATATTAAATCATAAAATAAGTTGTCCTATGTGCTTTAGTAACGCCCAATCTAAATTATTTAGTAAAAGTAATATAGAACAAGCAATAGAAATTGGTAATCAAAAAGATTATTTAATTCTTACAGATAAAATTCAAAATTGTGATGATAAAATTGAATATATATGTAATAAACATAAATCGTATGGGATTCAAATAACCTCTTTATATGGTTTAACGCATTATGATAAGAATTGCCGTTTTTGCAAAATACCTACTAAAGACAAACATTGGCATTGGCAAGGTGGAATATCTACAATTAGTGATTATTTGAGGAACTCAATAAACCAATGGAAAATTGATAGTTTTAAATTTTATAATTATCGTTGTGATATTACCCATCAGAGTAATGATATTATCATTCATCATTTACATAACTTTTCTGATATTGTTAAAGAGACTTTTGATATATGCGATATTGATATTAAACCAACAGTTCAAGAGTATTCCAATGAAGAATTAGATAAGTTATCTCAAGTGTGTCTTGATTTACATTATAAATATGGTTATGGGGTATGTTTGTCTAATGATGTTCATGAACTATTTCATAAAATATATGGTGTAAAAAATAATACCATTGAACAGTATAAAGAATTTAAAGAAGATTATACAAATTCATAAAAAGTACAAAAGAAGGTGATTTCTATATAAAGACAAAGTGTATATTCACGCCCTATGTAGCAAGACGATTGCTAAAAATGGGGAACGTGATAGTAGATATAAAACCTCGTAAAGAAGATAAAGATAAAACAATCTTTGTCTTTGAAGATACTGAGAAATTACAGGCTGATTTAGCAATAGCTATTCAGCATTATCATGAAGAAAGTACATAGAAAGGACAAATTATTATGGCTAAGACAGTTAAAAAGGTAAGTTTTTCAAAGGGTCTTATTTCTCGTGAGGGAAGTGAACTTATGATTACTGAAATCGGTAAGGACGATACTAAGACTTATAATCTCAATAAGGTTATTGACGAGTTTGTGGGTCAGGAAGGCGTTAGTCTTACTATCAGTATTGATGATGATATTCCTGCCGAGGAAGACGATTAAAGGTCGGTGTTCATGACAAAGTACAAGAGATTGGATAATGAAACTGATGAGGAACTTATTTATAGAATATGCTTAAATAAAGACACGATTGGAACGTGGAATGATGTTAAGGATATTCTTAATGAATTGCTTAATGTTGATTATGGAGAAAGCACATACCGTAAGAAATTTCAGGTATTTGAAAAGATGTTTTCTGCTAATCAGAACAGATTTCTAAATTCTGACGAGAGACTTATTGAATTAAATAATAAACTCAATGATATTCGCAAGGAGAGAGTCAAGCTTCAAACTGCAAATATTGAAAGAAGTCGTATTGATAGGTCAGAGTCAAGGCAAGAGATGTATTATGAATATGTTGGCAAGATGGTAGAAACTTTGCCACTTCCTCAATTTAATACACTTTATCCTGACATCAGACATAAAAAAGAATATTTAGTTACATTGGCAGATATTCACTATGGAGCAAAATTCAAGAGCGAGAATAATGAATATTCACCTGATATAGCTAAAGGTCGGCTTCAATATCTCACATCAAAAATTATATCATTTGTGAAAAGTCATAAACTTAATACAATTAAGATTGTATCACTTGGAGATATGCTTCAGGGTATTCTTCGATTAAATGATTTAAAGATTAATGATTCGACTGTAGTTAAGGCTACAGTCGAAATCAGCAGACTTATTGCATTGTTTTTGAATGAAATATCTGCTTATACACAGGTAGAGTATTATCATACACCTACTGCAAATCATACACAGATTCGTTCTTTGGGAAGCAAAGCTAATGAAATTGCCGATGAGGATTTAGAATATGTGATTGGACATTATATTAAGGATTTATGTTCACATAATGAAAGAATTAATGTACATTTGGCTAGTGAGGGAAAGCAGTATATAGATATTCCAATCTTTGATTATGATGTAGTAGCTATGCATGGTCATACAATTAAAAATATTGAAACTTCAATAAGAGATTTGAGTATGATAAGACAATCGTTTATCAATTATCTTATTTTGGGTCATTATCATAACGGGAAAGAAATCCCTAGTTTTGAGAGCAATTATAGTGATATGGAGATATTGATTAGCCCGTCATTTGTGGGAAGTGACCCTTATAGTGATTCTCTTATGAGAGGTTCAAAGGCTTCTGTTAAGATATATGGATTTGATTCTTTATATGGGCATACAGAAACTTATAAAATTATATTAAATTAAAAACTCTAATAAAAACAACAACAAAAGAAAACAAAGAAAGAGGTTAAAATTATGGTAAAGAAGAATTTTATTGATGTTATTCAGACTAAGGTAAACGAAGTAACTGGTGAGGAGTATTCCAAGAGAGTATGTGGTGATATGCTTGATGCTGTAACCTCGGCTATTGCAGAGGTTCTTACTTCTGGTGATACTATCAGGATTGATGGTCTTGGTACATTTAGTACTCGTTTTCAGGCAGGTCGTGAAGGTGTTTCTGCTTTCAACGGTGAGAAGTGGAAGACTACAGACACACTTGTTCCGGCATTTAAGTTTAGTGGCTCTCTGAAGGATTCCGTTGCTGAGACTTATGACCCCAAGAAGCATAAGCCTGCCAAGTAATCTGAGTATAAGAATTTTATATATAAGAACATAAAACAAAATTAAAAAAAGAAACAAGATGAAGTACATAAGGAGAATTTTATGCTCGCAGAAAAGATGACTGAATATGATGTGTTTACCGAGGCATTGAGTAACAGTAAGAATGATACTTCGATTATTGTACCTCGCACAAAGGTAATAGATTTTCTGAAGATATGTGTTACTAATTGTATAGGTGACAAGTATAAGTTTATCGAAATTGATATAGACGATGAGGACTGGTGTGATTATGTAATATCGTTTGTAGATATTGATGGTGTTACTGATGTTTTCATTGAGCCTATGGTGAACAGAGATAAGAAAGTTTATTTTGATACTGAATGTGATATCTCTTATGTTGATGTTGAATGTGATAATGATATTTTTGCACATTTGACCACATTTAAGGAAATGCACATTTTTGATACTAGGTGTTAAAATAAAAATAGATTAGAGTAAAATCTATAAAATTAAGAATATCTCTTGTCTGTACAGATAATTGATAGATGTGGGGTCAGGCAGTGCAATAGTGCTGTCTGACTATATCACAGCCTTACAGGAAGTTAACCAGCCTTAATGAACGAAATGGGGAAGACGTTTATGGTTACGTCTATAAATAATATTCCAACTTTTATGTTATTAGCGTACATATCAGCAAAATAGCCACATTTATAATGTGTTGCGGGTGGGTTTGGTTTATGGGTATCCAGATGATATGATAAAACCTTTTATATGGGGCGTTCTTGCAGTAGACCTTTTAGGTGTGAGTGCAAATCTCATGGTGTCCCACCGATAATGGGTATGGTTTCCGATGTTGTAGCCCCAATAAAAACAACTCGGAACACGTTTGTGCTGGGCGTGTGAAATTCATAAATTGCTAATTTTGCATAAAACTCCTTTCGCATCCTCCGTAACAGATGAGTGCCGTTCTATGGGTATAGGGCGGTGCTTATTTGTTATATTGATTATACCTTATCGGGTATGATTTTTAGATAAATATGATTATTTATACCTTAAAGGGTATAGTTGATAAGCTGATATAGCTCAATTGGTAGAGTTTCTGTTTTGTACTCAGAATGTTGTGGGTTCGATTCCTACTATCAGCTCCAAGTCCTTAAAAGGATTACTTGCTAGTCGAGGTCAGATTTATTCTGATAGCTCATCTACCATGTGTAGAAAGAGATTCTGGTATTTTTATTAAAATATCTGTTCAAAAACATATTGCAGATGTTCAACATGGATAATTTATGGATTATCTGTTTTGTTTTGTATGCAATGACTTTTATTTTATAAATATTTATAAGTTGTTATTTAATGTGGGGTGATTATTCATCTCAAAAAATGATTTTATTTTTCATTTTTAATTCCTTTTCGGAATGGCTATTGCCGTAGTCATTCCACATTAGATAACAATAAAAAATGTTATCGGCAAATAACAAAGATAAATATTGAGTGTTCACTACTCAGTGTGAAGAAAGGATTAAAATTATGGAAAATGAGATTATTGTTAAAGGAACTCAAAACTTTATGGGAATAGAAATCCCTATTGTTGAGGGTGGTTTTGGAGAAAACAAGAAATGTATTTTGGTTAATACTGTGGCTGAAATACACAGTGCAAGAATTGATAAAATCAATGAAATGATAAGCAATAATATTGATGAGTTTGAAACTGGAGTCGATATTATTGATTTGATGGCTAATGACGACTCCTTAAACCTTGCGAAGAAATATAAATTAATAACTAATAATAGACAAAGGCATTGTTATGTTTTGTCCAAAAATGGATATCTAAAATATTATAATTTAATAAGAAATAAAAACGAAAAAATTTATAATATAATTATAAACAATTATTTTGATGACAATCACAATAATATCATATCTTTTGTGCAAAATAAAGAAATTAAGTTTAGAAATCAATTGGCTGCCATATTTGACAAATTTAAAATTAGATATGCTTTTCAATATCAAGTGTTGAAATATAGAATAGATATTTATTTACTAGATTATAATATTGCAATTGAGTATGATGAAAATAATCATAAATACTATACATATGAAAAGCAAGAATTACGTGAAGAAAATATTAAGGAAAAATTAAATTGTAAATTTATAAGGGTGACAGATGAATATTCTATTGATGAAGCAATTGCAATTGTTTTAAGTGAGTTGTTTATTATCAAAGGATAAGACTTTCCCTAAGACTTTAATTACTGGCAAGGGTCAGATTGCTCTAGTGGAAAGATTAAGAAATGAATTTGGCGTGGAAGATTAAAAATTAAAATTATAAACCCGTTATACATAAATGGATATAACGGCTCACAGTTTAGTTTGCTCTATAAAATATAAATAAAGGAAGTGACATAGTGGCAAGAACAACTGTCTACAATCATATAACAACTGAGGAAAAGATAGCAGAAATTAACGAAAATAATACTTGGCTTATAAATGAATTTCTAGAGTATCTTGCCTCTATTGACCGTGCGCCTCAAACTTTAAGGTCATACAAGAGTGATTTACATATATTTTTTGTATGGAATATTGACTTTAACAATAACAAAGATTTTGTAAAATTAACAAAACGAGAAATAGCAAAATTTCAGAATTATGCTATAAATGAATGGCATTGGTCTCCTCGTCGTGTGAGACGTGTAAAATCAACTCTTAGCTCAATGAGTTTATTCATTGAGAATATTCTTGATGATGAAGAGGGATATGAGAATTTCAGACCTATAATAAAAAAGATTGAGTCCCCCGTGAATGAAGCAGTTAGAGAAAAGACTATCTTTTCTGATGAACAAGTTGAACTTTTGATGGATACTCTTGTTGAACGTAAGGAATATGAAAAAGCTTGTGCGGTTGCAATAGCAGCATATTCGGGCATGAGAAAAGCTGAAATTTTGCAAATGAAGATGGAATATTTTAATGATGACCATTTAGTATTTGATTGTTTGTATAAAACTGATAAAATTAGAGCAAAGGGCAGAGGACAACTAGGCAAGCAAATTAACAAATATGTTATGAAAAAGGTAGATAAATATTTAGACCTTTGGAAAGCAGAACGTGAAAAACTTGGTATTAATTCTGAATGGGTGTTTGTCAGAAGATGCAATGGAGATTTCGCTAGAAGAGAAACTCTTGATAATTGGACTGATGAATTTTCAGAAATTGTTGGAGAAGATTTTTATTTTCACTCTTTACGACATTATGTATGTACAAGTCTTTTGGGAGATTATAATTTGCCAAGTGAAGTAGTCAGAGAGTTCTTTTCTTGGAACAGTATCGAAATGACCAAAATCTACTACGATCGGTCAACGGTTGATGATTTTGGAAAATACTTTACAGCTGATGGCATTGTAAAGCAAGAGGATAGTAAAGGTTTCTCTGATATAAAATAATTGTAATTTATGTAAAATGATAGAGAGAGGACATAAAAAATGAACAATAACAACAATAATAATTTCAACTTCACAAACCCGGAAACTCATCTTATAGACCGCCTTGGTTGTGTAGGACTGATATTTATATCATTCCTTAGCATAGCAGTGACAATTTTCTCTCCTGTAATAGCTTTTGGTATATCATATTTTATTGGCTGGATAATGTCGCTTTGTATAGGTGGCGTGGTGGCAAATGGACTGAATATGATATTTGCAACTGATAGATTTACACCAGAGGTTATTCCGCTATTCTGTGGAACTATGGGATTGATTGGTAGTTTCTTTAGAAAGAGTAATGGAACAATTACAAATGAGATTAATGAAACAAAGAAAAAGCTCAATAGCAAAGTTAGCGAAGATTAAAAATACAATAAAAAATAATCAAATAAAATTAAGCCTTACTGTAATGGTAGGGCTTTATATATGTCTTGATTGGCTGCATGAGGTTGATTGAGAGATGATACAAAGACTTACAGAGTTGCAAACTGTAAGAAAAGCAATGATAGGATCTTCTCCCCTGTCATTGCTTTTCTTTGTGTTTAAATAAAAGATTTAGGAGAAGGTGTAGAATGGAGAAGAAAATATGGGCAGAAAAGTAACACAAGAAGAATTTGTAGAAAAATTAAAAAAGAAAAATCCTAATTTAATTGTAATTGGGCAATATATAAACATGAAGAATAGTATAAGGGTTAAATGCTTAAAATGTGCTTATGAAATGGATATTAATGCTGGCAATTTATTAAGTAAATATCAAACCAAATTATGTCCTAATTGTTCTAATGGAAGAAGAAAAATAAAAACAAAAGAAGAGTATATTGATGTTTTAAATTCAATTACAAATTTTACAATAAAAATAATTGGTGATTTTAATGGATTAAATATTAAATCTAGACATAAATGTAATGTTTGTGGATATGAGTGGGAAACATTGCCTAGACATTTGATTGAAAAGAAAAAACATTCTGGATGCCCCGTTTGTTCTAATAATATACAGAAAACAACTTTGCAATATAAGAAAGACCTACAAAAAATTAATTCTAATATTATAGTTGTAGGGGAATACATAAATAACAAAACTAAAATTGAACATAAGTGTAAGATTTGTAAAAATGTTTGGTTTTCAACACCGCATAATATTTTGAATGGTAAAACTGGTTGCCCATTTTGTAATTTTTCACATGGTGAACAAATAATTAATAATTATTTAAAAAACAATAAAATACCTTTTATTCCACAATATAAGTTTGAAAATTGCAAAAATATAAAACCTTTACCTTTTGATTTCTACTTGCCAGATTATAATATTTGTATAGAATTTGACGGGATTGGGCATTTTGAAAAAGTTTCATGGAATGGATGTGATGATAAACAAGCTAATATAGTATTTCAAAATACAGTAAAAAACGATGCAATAAAAACAAATTATTGTAAACAGAACGGTATTAAACTTATTCGTATTCCTTATTGGAATTTGAATAACATTGAAAGTATTTTAGATAAAGAATTGGAGGTGAATTGATTATGCCAAGAAAAATTAATGAAAAAGGAAGCAGACCTATTAAAAATAAATCTGGTATTGTTACACATCAGGAAGAAACCGTATTAAAAACAATAAAACCTGTTGAACCAGTTGCTGAAGATTATTATAAATGCTGCACTTGTGGTAAAAAATACACCAAACAGTCGGGTAATTTTTCTTATAGTCAATCACCTTTATATAAAGGGAACAATTCATTTCTGCCAATTTGCAATCATTGTCTTGAAAATTTAGTAGAACAATATACAGAAATACTTGGTAGCCAGAATGAGGCAATTAAACGTATTTGTTTACATTGGGATATGTATTTCAATGAGACAATTCTTAATTCTACAAAAAAAATTGATGCAAATAGAAGTAGAATTAAGAATTATGTGAGAAATTGTAATCTTAATCAAAACAATGGGAAAACATATGATACATACCTGCAAGAAATGAACAAGGGCATCATTCAAAATGTAGACCAGATAGATGAAATGAAAGCCGAAGGTCAAACAAATATTACAAAGGTAATGTTTGAACGTTGGGGACAAGTATCAAGTGAGGATATTGTTGCTCTCGAAGAACATTATAAAATGCTTAAAAAACAAAACCCCAATTGTGATAATAATCAAGAAATATTTATCAAAGATTTATGTTACACTAAATTACTTCAGCTTAAAGCATTTAAAGACGGCAATAGTACTGATTTTGAAAAATATACAAAACTTTATCGTGATACATTTAAACAGGCAGGATTAAAAACTGTGCAAGAAACAGATGCAAGTGGCGATGAAACCCTTGGTGTAACTCTTGCTGTAATTTCTCAATATACGCCAGAAGAATATTATAAAGACAAAAAATTGTATAAAGATTTTGATGGTATAGGAGAATATTTCCAAAGATTTGTATTGAGACCTTTGAAAAATTTAGTCTTAGGCACAACTGAACGTGATAAAGAATATTGTGTCAAGGACGGTGATAATGATGGTGAGTAAATATGCTGACGATAATCAAAAAGCTTTATATAAAAAATTTCCGAGTACTCATTATTTAAGTAATCCTAAAAATGTTGACAATTTATATTTATGGTCAACATTCTTTAGAAGAAATTTGCATAGGGTGGCTATTGATTATTTAGGATTAAAATTGCATTTATACCAAGTAATAATTTTGTATTTTATGGGTATAAGTCAATTTATTGCCATAATAGCCAGTCGTTCTGCTGCTAAATCATTTATTATAGCAGTTTATGCTTGTTGCACTTGTATTGTTAAACCTTATTCAAAAATAGTATTGGCTTCAGGAACAAAAGGACAAGCCAAACTTATAGTTACTGAGAAAATTAAAAATGAACTAATGAATATGTCCCCTACATTACGGAGAGAAATAGCAACGATTAAAGATAATCAAAATGAAGTAATTATTGTTTTTCGTAATGGTAGTACAATAACTGTTGTTTGCGCCGGGGAAAGTGGTCGTGGGCATAGATCAACAGGTTTGCTCAGAGAAGAATATAGGCAAATTGAAAAAGAAGTTGATGATAGTATCTTATCACCTTTTCAAATTATTAGACCTGCACCTTATGCTATAATTGAACCCTATAAAGATATAAAAGATGTTCAAGATGAACCAGTAGATATTTATATTTCTTCTAGTTGGTTTGATAATGGGCATTGGATGTGGGATATTGCTGATACTGCTTTAAAGAATATGCTTAACGGACAAGGCGGTTGTCTTTTTGCATTTGATGAAAGTATTACATTAAAACATAATATCAAAACAATGAAGCAACTAAAGCGTGAAAAAGCAAAACAAGATAGTTTAACTTGGCGAATAGAGTTTTTAAATGAGAGAGTAAAAGAAAATACATCTGCATTTTTTACATATTCAATGTTTAAGGATAATATGAGATGTAAAAAGCCATTTTATCCAAGGACAACTGTTGATGTATTATCTCGAAAAAGAAATCCTTATGCTATTCCTAAACAAACTGGAGAAATACGAATTATAGCTTGTGATATGGCTTTTGTCACAAATAAAAACAATGACAATTCTATCTTTTCTTGTATTAGATTGTTACCTGAGAGTATGATTTATCAGACAGGTGATAATGGGGAAAAAGAATTAAAGAGGGGTTATCGTAAGGTTGTATGTTATCTTGAGTCAATTCAGGGGGGCGATGGCAATAAACAAGCCCTTAGAATTAAGCAGTTGTTTGAAGATTTTGAAGCTGATTATTGTGTTCTTGATACACGAAATGGCGGTATTCTCGTTTATGATTTATTAGCTCGTGTGATGTATGATGAAGAACGTGACAAAGAATATCAAGCTTGGAAATGTATGAATGACGATAATATAGCAAACAGAGTTAAAGTGGACGGTGCATTACCAATATTATATGCTATTGTTGCTTCACAAAAATTAAATAGTGATATTGCTATAGAATTTAAAAATACGTTAGAAAATAAAATGATTGACATTCTAATTTCTTTACAAGAAGCACAAGAAGGTATGCTAAATACAATATCTGATTACACAACAGCTATATCGGCAGATACGCAATTGTTTTATGAACGACCATATTTGGAAACGCAACAATTAGTTAAAGAGTGTATTGAACTTGTATATGAAAAAAGAGACCAAACGGGTATTATTGTAATAAGTGAACAAGGCAATAATCGAAAAGATAGATATACAAGTGTATCATATGGGGTACATTTTGCCTGTCTTTTGGAACAAGACTTATTATCTGATAACTCTGATTATGATTATGCAACTTTTATAAATTAAACACTTAACTATAAAGATGAGAAAGGTGGTGAAGTTATGGGTGATATAGAAAAAAGGGAGCAATCTTATGAATTTAATTCTCAATGGAGCAATATAGTATATGCCAATATAAATTTTGATTTGTTTTCTAATTATACACCAGAGCAAATTAAATCAATATTATCTAACCCGATAGTTAAAAACAAACAAATTCGAGACTTGAGCAGAAAAGTATATAATACTAACCCCATTGTATCAAATGCTGTTGACTATATAGTTTCTTTGCCTAGCCTTTCTCATATTCTTACATCAACTGGTAAGAGCAAGAAAAAGGTTAAAGATAATAAACAAAAAGTTGAAAATGTCCTTGACTATATTAATGATAAGGGGATAATACGAGATTTTTTATTTAGAGATTGTTTAGATGGTGCTTGTTATTATTATTTTGATATTCAGGGTCAAGGGGTAGATAATACAAAATTTGTCTCTGACTATGAAATGACGGGGCTTATGGAACTGAATAATTTAGATGTTTCTGTGGCAATGATACCACTACCTGTTGATTATGTAAAAATAAGAGGTTACAAAAACAATCGACCTGTAATTGCGTTTGACCTTGATTATTTTAATCAATTTACAGAAGAAAAGAAAATAAATAAACTTAAATGTTATCCTTATGACATTCGTAACGGATATGAAAAGTGGAAGAACAATGAAACATCGGGTAGTTGGCTTGTGTTAGATAATAACAAAACAGTTGTTCATAAGATAAAAAGCGATAGACGTGAACCCTATGGCAGACCAATTACAATTCCTGCTCTTATAGATATTTTTTATAACGATTATTTAATCACTACAAAAAGAAGTGTATTAGGTGAAGTAAATAACAAAATAATTTATCAAACTTTGCCTGAAGGCGAAAAAGGAAGATGTAGTTTAACCAGAACGCAACAAGAAGAACAGCATAAGACGGTAAAAAGTGCGGTTATGACAAAAAATAATCGTGGAGGAACATCGTTCTTTACTGTTGCTGCGGGGACAAAGATTGATTCTGTTGATACAAGCGTAGATATTCTAAACGAAGAGATTGAACCTAAACTTAATTCAAATATTGCTTTGGGACTAGGTTTTGCGTTGGGTCTTCTTGACGGTGAAAGTGGCAACTATTCATCTCAGCAACTTAGTCTTGAGCTATTATTTAGTAAGGTTTATACTTGGGTTACAGAAATTGCAGCCGAATTATCCTATGTGATAAACAAAAATGTTGTAAGAGATAAAAATAACGAAATACAGATTTATTATCTCCCGACAAGTCTTGTTAATAGAGATAAATTTGTTGCTCTGAATAAAGAACTCTATATGTCTGGTAGTGGTAGTAAATCTACATGGATCACTTCTGTTGGTTGGGATTTGGACGCATATTTATCTCTTATGGATATGGAAAAATTAGAAAAATGGGACGATAAATACACACCCCATCCGACATCTTATAATTCTTCGGGTGATGATAATTCAAGTGAAGAAGATAAGGGTGGTAGACCTAGTGTAGAAAATGCAACAAATGATAGTACATTAGCCACTCAGGGGAATAACACCAATGATCAGCCTAAACCGAGTACAAGTTGATGGAAAGGTGGTGATTAATAATGAAACTTTTTGAAATTAACAATAAACAGGAAAAAAAGACAGGTTATAAGAGATTTAAACTTATTCTTGCTGAAATTTATGATAAATCCTGTATTGTTGATGAAACAGGCACAGAATACAACGACAATGGTATTACTTGGATAGATGAGTATGTTGAAAAAGTAAAAGACACTCTTATTGGTTCAAGTGTAACCGTTGAATTTGTAGATGATAGTAAAACGGATATTCTTGGTCATGGTGAGACAGGTCAGTATAAAGATGGTGTTCCATTGTTAAGCAATGCTACCACAATAGGTCACTTTGACAAAGCATATATTGATGAAATTGCTAATGAAAATAATGAAACAAAAAAGGTCTTTGTAGGCGAAGGCACATTAGATTATATGAGATATTCTGACTGTATTGACCTTTTATCTGAAAAGCTATCTAACAATGAAACAATTTATGGTAGTGTTGAAATAGTAAGAACCGAGCATAACCCAGCAATAGTTTATTTATACGGATATAAAGATTTCGGAAGAATACCTATTGAATTTGAATTTTCTGGATATGCTCTTCTTGGCTGTGGTATTCAGCCATCCGACCACACAGCTTCACTACTTGAATTGAATAATAAAAAAAATGATATTAAGGAGGAATCTATAACAATGGATGAAAAGACACTTGGTATGATTACAGATTCCATTAAGGCTACTATTTCTGAGTGCAATAGTAAGACCGAGGAATTTGAGTCAAAAATTGCTGAACTTAATTCTGCTCTTGAAATTAAGGCAACAGAAGTTAATTCTTTAACAGAAAAGGTATCTGAACTTGAAGCGTCTCTTGCAACAGCAAAGAGTGAAGTAGAAGCAATTTCTGCTGAAAAGAATACACTTACGGATGAACTTAATGCTGTTAAGGTAGAACAGAAGAAGTCTGAACTTAATACTGCTCTGGCTGATTTTACTGATGAACAGAAGGAATATGCAAAAACTGAAATCGAAGCGTTTAATGCTGACCCTATCAAGTCTGAAATTAATTCTATTACGGCTAAGATTTATGAGGGTATTGGTAAGGCAACTATCGCTTCTGAGGCTGAAAAGGCAAAAGTTCTTGCAGAACAGAACTCTAAGAAGATTGATATTTTTGCTGATGTAGATGATACTTCTATAAATAGCAATGATGATGGTTCTATTTATTAATTTAGAAAGGTGGATTTTGTAAATGATTAAGGTATATGAAATTTCTCAGATTGAGAAGACTGGTGTCGGTGATGGTACAGTTAAGGCTGCTGCTGGTGGTACAAAGAATTTCTTCCTCGGTACTGTTACTGATGGCGTAGTGGTTTCTGCTCCTACTACTGGTCTTGGTATTAAGCTTATTGCAAACTATGGCAGAGGCGATGATATTTATAAGGATTTTGTAACTCCCGCTGGCGAACTTGTTACAGCTTGGGATGTATCTGCTTGGAAGGGTAAATGCCTTCAGGTTTCTCCTGATAGTATTACATACGGTTCTTCCGAGACTTATGCTTCTATTACTGCTGGCACAACTCTTATGAATGCTGGTGCTGACGGCAATTTTCATATTATGACTTCTGACTCAGGTATTTCTGATGGTGGAGTATATTTTAAAGTTGTAAAGAAGATCGATTTTGACGGCAATGGTGTTCTGGTTGAAGTTATTGTGAAGTAAATTAACAAGAAAGGACGAAAAATAATTATGGCTATGACTTTTGAAATGAATAATGTAAGACGAGATTCTGATATTACTCTTACAAATGAAATTAAGCATTCTTCCCCTATCGTAGAGATTTTCTCTGCACTTACTGATGGTAAGGATACGTCTAAGTACGGTAAGAAGACAGATGCAGTTGTAAATAAAATTAAGGAACTGGGCGAGGGTATTGCTAATGGCGATGCGAAGTCTCTTGCTGAGCTTAATACTATCAGAAAGTATTCTGTTGAACCTTTCCTTACTGCCGAGATACAGAACCTGAGTATTTTTGGCGACTTTGAATCTCTGGGCTATGATGAGTCTATTGAGATAGATTCTTGGAAACTTATTGGCGATAAGTCTCGTGAACAGGCTCTTAATGCTGATGTAATTTTCCCTGCTATTAAGGCTGAGAAGTACACCATTGGTACAAAGACCATTTCTGGCGGTTGGGCTACTGATTATCGTAGACTTATGCTTGGTGATATGTCTAAGGAGAATGAAGGTAAGAATCAGGTTAGAATTGACATTATCAATAAGATGAAGAAGGAAATTGTAACTAACGCTTATAATGCTGTTAAGAATGCAACTCCTGTAAAGTATTTCTTTGAGGGTGCGGGTCTTACTAAGATTGGTGTTGACGATGTTCTCAAGAAGGTAAGAAGACTTGGCACTGGCGCAACTGTTATTGGTGATTATGCACTTCTTCAGCAGTTTACTCCTTGGGCTGGTTTTAATTCTGAGGTTGCCTACAATGGTAGCAGATACGGCTATATTCAGGGTATTTCTGCTGATGACCTTAGAGACATTCGCACAAAGGGTATTCTTGGTGTTTATAATGGTGCAATTCTTGCAGAGATGACTAATCCTTATGATTATTCTAACCTCAATGCTGCTGGCGACAACTTTAGCACCATGCTTGATGCAGGTCTTGCTATTGTTGTTCCTACTGGTGGGCAGTTTGGCTCTCCCATTAAGTCTTGGACAAGAGGTGGTTTGACTACATTTAGCGGTAATGATGTTACCACTGGTCATGTTCTGTCTAGATTTGATGTAGAGTTTGCTACTACGGTAGTTCGTGGCAGAGAATTCCAGCTCGGTATGCTTTCTGACACAAATCTTTAATTTTAATTAAGTGGTAATGATTATGGGTTACTAAATCAGTAACCCATAATTAAAGCACATGAAAGGATATATTGACAATATGGCTAAAAGAGAGAACACAACAAAGATTATTGAAAATACAATTCCTGAAGATAATACAGTTATTGAAACTACAAACGATGCTATTACAGATGAAAATGTATCTGATGTTCAAGAAGAAATCAAACCATTAAACATGGAAGAAAAGATAACACTTAAAAATCTTGCTAACTGGATGGTTGGGTTTAATAAACTTGAAACCAATGGAGAGGTAAATATCAAAGCAGGTGGTTCGATAAGATTATCTCGTGCAGAAGTAATTTCACAGTTTGAAAATGGAAATAAACTTCTTCGTGGTAATGGGAACGGCGACCATGCAACTATTTTTATAGATGATAAACTCACAAGGGATTATCTTGATATTACATCTGAACTTATTGATAAGAATAAGGTTGAAAAGATTTTTGCGATTAAAGGACTTGACGACTTTAAGAAGGAAGTTACTAGAACTTTTACTACACAAGCAGAAAAGGTTCTTCTGATTAAACTCATTAGAGAATGTGGTTTTAATGACTTTAATAAAATTAGAGAATGTGAAGCCGTTTGTGGTATGACTGTATAAAAGAAAGGATGTGGTGAAAATATCAATCACTACATATAAAGATGTGGTCGATGTGTTTGAAGCCACATTTCAAGAAAAATATCAACTTAATGACGAGCTTATTTTGCAGTGGTTTAAAATGGCTATTGAAGAATTTTCAAAGGAAATTGAGCCTCTACTATTTGATGATTCCACAAAGTCTTTTTTGTATTATGATGAAGATGGAAAATTAATCTCGTTGCCATATTTGTATATTCAAATTCTTGGATATACAATCAAACGTTATTATTGTGAACGCCAATATGACCGAATTATAAAACGGACTAATATTATTGGCAAGGATTTAACTCTTAATAATACAAGTGCTGATAAGGCACACGCAAAAGAAGAATTGGATTATGTTGATACAAAAATAGCAGAATTTTATGATAAATTACTACCAACAGCCTATAATTGAGGTGAGTTTATGAGTACAGAATGGTATTTAATTAATTCGCCACATTATACTGGGGGAACAGAAAAAAATGATTTCCGATTTAACGCTAATTTAGGTATAGATGATTTTTTGATAGATTCGCCCTTATCAAATAAAATTCTTCTTTGTAAAGGGAAGTTTGATAAAGAAACAAATTCGTTTGAAGAAGAATTTGAAACCGAGGGTATTATACAAGGCAATTCTCCTGAAACTCAAACGAAAGGTTGGCAACGCCAATTATTAACTCGTTTGAAAACAATTTCGGATTACAAATATGTTAAAGTATATGACGAAGATTATGATAGATGGAATATTTGGCTTATAATGACTATGCCTACTAATAACAAGGTGTATGAAAAAGTAGTTTTGTATTTATGTAATTATATTGCTAAATGGCAAGATGATGATGGTAATATAATTTATCAGCCATTTCACGTTGAAAATGCTTCGCAATATAATACCGGAGAAGAGGGAAATAAAATTCTTACATTGGGTTATAATCAGCTTTTGGTATATACATCTTTAGATAATGAGACAATTTATCTTGACCGTACCAAACGAATGTTTATTGATTATAACAACGTAAATCCGATACCGTATAGAATTACAAGAATTGATACTGTCAGTGAATCTTATGCTGAAAGCCGAGTATTATGTTTGATATTTAGCGAGGATGTTTATAATCCCGATACAGATAATATTGAAGAATGGCTTTGCGATTATAATAAACCTGTTTCGCCAAACAATATTGAAATTACTTATGTTGGCAATCCCAGTATCAGAGTAGGCGGGTCTTATAAAACATTTACTGCAAATATCCTAACGCCTGTTACATGGAATATTGTTGCTACACCTGATGTACAGAGTTGTATTACTTTAACTCCGGTGACTGGTGAAAATAAATGCAAGATAAAATGTTCTCAAAATGAGAATGTTATTGGTAAAAGTTTTGTTCTTAAATGTGATGATGGTACAGGAAATACAGGTGAGATAACGGTTAATATTGTAGGGGGTGTATGATGGGGAAAAATGATAATTTAATAGAGGATTATCGAAATCTTGTGACGAATACTTTGCTTGCCAACCCGACTATTGTAGAAGTTCTTAGTGATGGTGAATATAGTTTGGAAGAAGCAGATGAGTTAATGTGGACACATATTTTTCCTAATCAGTACATACCGGATACAATAACTGAAACAGGGTCGTTTATTTTGTATGATTTATCTGATGCTGTTATATCGAGAGTTAATAAAACCTATATAGAGGTAACTTTATATTTTTGGGTATTAACCCATTATAAAATGCCAAAGTATAAAGATAAATTACGAAATGATATTCTTGTAAGAGAATTGAAAAAAGATTTCGGTGAAAAAGATTGCTTTGGTATTGCCAAGGCTCATTATGTTTCTAACAGTATATTTAATTCGGGGACTAATAAATATACTGGCAGACTGGTTACGTTCCGTGTAACGGATTGGTCGGATAGAATAAGATATAAGGATTAAATAATGGCGAAATTTAATCTTCTTAATAAAAAACAGTATAAATTCAATGATTTAATAACTGTAAATATCCCAATGGTTGGCGATGTTTGGGGCGAAGACAGAGATATTATTATTGAAAGAGGGTATCTTCAAACAGCTTCATTATTTATTCAAACGCCTACTGATTTAATGTTAGAGTTAAAAGAAATTGGAATTTACTGGACAGATGTTACGGAATATGAAGTATTCACAATGTTTTTGTTATCATTGTTGTCTGAAATACAACAGGGCAAAGACAGGGGAAAAATTATTCAACGTTGGAAATTAGTATTTCCTACACTTGATTGTTCTGATATATGGGCAAAAAGTAATGATGATAATAAGAATGTAATATTTGTAAATGGTAAAGACCAAGTGATTTTTAATAAAGCTATTTATGAACAGTTATCAGATTTGTTATGCTGTATTTTACACGCTGAAAAAAATCGTGAATATAGAAAAGTCCCTGAAAAAGAAACACGAGATTATATTTTGGATAGGGCTAAGAAAAAACGTGAACGTGAGAAGGCTCGACTCCAAAATAAACAAGATAGTAAATCGTCATCTGCTTTAGATGGCGTTATTTTATTTCTTGTTAATAACTGTAATTTCAAATATAATTTTGAAACGGTTAAAAATATTACTTTATATGATTTATATGCTTCATACAAGCAAATAAATAAAAACGCTGAAATTGACAATATCATGTCCGGATATTATTTTGGTACAGTAGATTTGAAGAAAATAGGCGATAGTAAATTACAAAGAATTATTATATGAAAGGATTGAATAATTATGGCTAATGCTGCAATTGCAATGCTTGAGGGCTGGACGATTACATCCGTAGAGACAATCGAGAATTATTCTCGTACTGATGATACCTGCCTTAATATTCTTGATGAAATTAAGAATATTACTCTTTCTAACTCTGAGGATAGTGCTGATGTAACTGGTAAGAATGATACTGTACTGTTCACTATCAAGAAGAATAAGGCTGTTGAAGGCTCTGGCTCTTCTGGTTATATTTCTGGCTCTCTGCTTTCTCTCCAGACTGGTTCTGACCCTGTATCTGGTAAGATTAAGTTCAGAAAGAGAGAGGTTATTTCTTTTGAGGACAACGCTACTGAAGTAGTTACTGCTGAAACTGCTGTTGGTACTGCCGGTTCTGAACTTCTTAATGTACTTATCACTATTGATGGCACAACTACTAAGTATGAACAGGCTTCTTCCGAGGATGCATCTCATGTTGCATACACTCCCGGTACTAAGAAGATTACGCTTCCTACTGGCATTGCTAATGCTGGTACTATCGAGGTAGTTTATGAGTATGAGAAGGACGGTGCTTCCGTAGGCAACTCTGCTGATACATATGGTAAGACCACTCATACCTTTATTAATTGCCTTGGCAAGAACACCTGTGATGAGACTTACTTCATTCAGATTGAAATTTATCGTTGTGACTGGAATGCTAACTTTGATTTTGATATGGGTGGCGATGGTGTTGAGCATCCCTTCCAGTTCAAGAGCCTTGTTGACAAGTGTGGAGTGGGCAACTCCAAGTTCTGGGACTTCAAGGTTTACAAGACCGCTTGATAAAGGATTAAATAAATATGGAAATAATCAGGCATTGTTTGGTCTGTGGTAAAGAATTTAAGGCTTGCAATACCTGTCAGCAAAATACACCCGAAACTTTACAATGGCGTAGGGTAGTTTGCTGTCCAGCTCATTTTGCATATCATATTCCTATTATTATGTATCATAATGGCGAGTACAGTAAAGACAAGGCTAGAACAGAATTACAGAATGCAATAGATACACATGGTGACATTAAATATTGTGATAATGTTAAGGCTATTGTTGATGAAATATTGGCTGATGATATAAAATTTGAATCTGAAACTGATGTAGACAACATTAAAGTTTCAGAAACTAATATTGTCAATGATAATGTAAATGAGATTATTCAAGACAAGCCTAATTCAAAGACCAAAAAGAATAGAACAAAGTTTATAAAAGAATAAAATTATAGGGAGATGACCATTAAGGCAACCGTCAAATGTGGTTGTCTCCCTATTTTTTATAATCTGATAAAGGATAGTTAAATGAAGAAATCAAAATATAATGTTGATTTATCTGAAAAGGGAAAGAAAAAACGTACATATAAAGGTATAACTTTTGATAGTGAAACGGAAATGAAATTCCTTATTGAATGGATTGAGCCTAAAATTGATATAGGCGAAATCGTTTCATATGAAATGCAAGTTCCTTATATTTTGCAAGAGGGGTTTGTGAATTTTGAAGGTAAAAAGATATTATCTATAAAATATGTAGCTGATTATGTTATTTCTTTCGCAGATAATAGACGGATTGTTGTAGATGTCAAGGGATTACCCGACACAACTGCAAAATTGAAGAGAAAATTATTTGAATATAAGTTTAGAGATATCCCATTTTATTGGTATTGTCGCAGTATTAAATATGGCAATGGAAATGGTGATAATTGGATTATATACGATGAACTTGAAAAGAGACGTAAGTCAGATAAGAAACAAAATAAAGTTTGAAAGGAAAAAGAATATGAGAGATACTATTGAACTGATTGAGATGAGTAAGTTAGTAAATACCGTTGTTGGCAGTGTGTTTTTCACCAATGAAAATACAAATGAGATAGAATATAAGCCTGAATATACTCCTGTAGTTTCGGCTTTTTATAAGATGAAGTATTACTGCCCTGATGAACTTCCCAATGATGATATTCAGAATTTTTATATTGATTGGATTAATGGTTATTATACAGATTTTCTTAATAAAATTAATCCTCATCAGAATGTTATGATTGATAATGCTATTTCTGAAAAAATTGAATATATAAAGAAGCAGGTTGGTAATCCTCTTAATAATGCTCTTGCTAGCCTTATCAATATTGTTCAGGATGCCATTGACAGATTTTCTACATCTTTTGGCGAGTTTAATGCAGATGATATGAAGAAAGTTATGACACAAGCTACTGATTTTGCAAAGAATATGGATAAAAATTCTAAGAGTATTGTCAAGGCGGTGACAGAAAATGTTGTCGAAAAGACTGAAAATGATGATAATGGAACTAAGGTTAAGACTGTATCGACTAAGAAGAAGTCTAATAAGACAAATACATCGAATAAGAGCAAAGCTGTTGCAATATCTACAAATAATGTTGTTGGGGGAGATAATGCCGATGGAAAGCAGTAAGTTTACTATGGTACTCCCTATATCTTTATCTGGCAGGATGGTTAATAAAATCGTATCAGAAACAAATGCACTCAAAAGTATGGTTTATCTTGATTTAGGTAATCGTACAGTAGATATGAAATCTATTCTTGGAATATTAAGTGCAGATTGTAAAGCAGGAATGGAAATCACGGTAATTTGCCTTGCTCACGATAAGAGTGTTGCAGAACATGATAGTAAAGTAATGGAGAGATTATTAAAGTCTGGTGATTTTTAATGGCTAAAGTTTGCAAAAGCCTTAAAGAACTTGAAAAAGCATTACAAGAAAAGGTTGACATTGCTTTATTGACCGATGTTGCTCAAACAGTAACAGAAGTAATGCAAAACCATATTGCACAAGATGTTTATGATGTATATAACCCTAGTAGGTATGCTAGAAGAATGAATGAAAACGGATTATTAGATAATAGAAATATTAATAGTTCTATTGATGGGAATACACTTATTGTGGAAAACAACACTTTAGGCTCTCCGTATTATTATGACCCAAGTGATAAAAAAACAAAAAAATCTGCAAATGCTGGTGAAGAAATTGTGGGGGTAATTGAAAGTGGCAGAGGATATGATATTTCTAATTGGGAATATGATGGTGTCCCTCGCCCTTTTATTGAGAATACAAGAGACGAGTTAAAAGATTATGAATGGCATAAAAAGGCGTTAAAACAAGGGTTACAAAAACAAGGATTAGAGGTGAAGTGAAATGGCAGAAGATTTACAAATTAGGATACCCGTCACTTTAGGAATGGAGAATATTCCTGAAGAAGTTAAGAAAATTCAGCAACAATTAAGCAATAACAAAAATACAAATATAAAAATAAATGCAATATTATCTGATGATTCAATTAATAATATTAAGAATCAATTACAGTCATTATTTAATAATAAGCAAGCAATAAATCTTAATGTCAATTCAAATGTCCAGTCACAGTTAAGTCAAGTTAATCAGACTGTTACTACCCAGATTAATGCAATTAATAAAAAAGCAGTAGTTGCTCCAAAGGTGGATATTTCTCAGATTGATTTGGAAAATCTTAAAGCAATGTCAAATGCTTTTATGAAGGCGTTTGACATAAAGTCATTAACGTCTGAAACTAAAACTGAGCTTCAATCTTTGATGAGAGAATTCCAAGTTGCAACTCAAAAACAAGATTTTTCTGCGATAGCTAAGGCTCAACAAGCGTTACAACAATTTGCTCAAGATTATGGGAAACAATTTAAAAATCAAGAAACGATAACAGCGTTTAATAATTTTAAAGCATTATATCATGATATTGCTAATGCAATTGGTGAATGCGATGTAGCTACTAGGCAATATTTAGGAACAAATAAACAATTCAAGCAAATATTTGGGGATACTTGGAATAATTTAAGAAATAAAGATGTTGTTGGTGTCCCTGATGATAGTGCATTATGGAAATTAGGTAGTACTCTTGATGATATACTTATAAATTATAGGCAACAGATTTTAAATTTTCTGTCCGAAATTAATAAATCTTTTACTACCATTTCTCAACTTGACCAACTTGATATTAACAAATTATTTTCTAGCATAGCTAATATTTCTGGTTCATCTGGCTTAGTAAATACGGCGCAGCAAATTCAGAATATTATTTCGGGATTTACAAATTTAGATGGTAAACTCCAAATAACGCAAGACTTATTTAACCAATTTACTGCCAACGGAGCTAATACAAGTTCTTTGGATAGTACGCTTGAAAAAATTGGTTCAAGTTATACAGTCGTTGATAACAACGCCCAAAATGCTATCGGTACAATGGCACAATTTAGTAGTGTCTATAATGAGGTTGCCAATGTTCAAAAGGCATATGCTGAAAATATAAAGCAATCTATTGATGTTGAAAATCAGAATACAACTGTCACTAAAAATTCTACTGAATTAGCTCAAAAGAAGTTAAGAGCCATTGAAGAAGTCACCAAGGCACAAGAAAAACAAAATAAGGTTTTAAAATCTTCAAGTAATTTTAGAGATTATATTGATTCATCTTTGATGACATTCAGCGGGAGTGAAAATGGTATTAATGAAGCAATTCAAGCTTTTAAGAAGTTTGGAGAAGTATCATCTTCATCAATAAAATACCCGACTATGAATGCAAGAGGTGGGTCTTCTGATCTTATAAAGTATTTTACTATTGAGGTTAAGTCTGCAACTGGTGAATTACAGAAGTTTGCATATACTTGGAAAAATATTGGCGATGAAGATAATCCTAATTTTGTATATATGCTTTCCAATGTTAGGGAAGCCGATGCGGGTATCCAAAAATTAATTGCTTCTCAGCAAAAATATAATGATAAAATTAAAGCTTTGCAAACATCACTCACATCTGATTTACAAAAAATACGTTCTTCTTGGGAGGATGTAAATGGTGGCAAATCTGTAAAGTCTGATGAAAATATTAATAATCTTAATCAGCAGTATATAAAAGTAGAACAATCAATAGAAGCATTAAAAAATGCTGATGAAACCACAATGGCTTCGATGAAAGCAAATGTAGTTGCTGAAATAAGTGTTCTCAACCAGATGGTTACTCAGTATCATAATGCTGAAAAGGTTGCTACTCAACTCCGAGCAAAAGGTTTTGAAACTGTTAAGGTTGATACGGGAAATAATATTGATAAATTTATAAATAGTATTAATAATTCTAAAGTCCCGGTTCAAGCAATGAAAACAGAGATTGATAATCTTACTTCTTCTTTTGCTAACCTTGGTAATATTGAAGACCAAGCCGGGAAATCTTCAGCATTAACTAGTATTCTTAATATATTAGACAATGCTAAGACGAAATTCCAAGCATTGCAAGAGTTATTCAAGGGTTCTGGAAATGCTAATTGGCTTTCGATAAATTCTGAACAAATAAACAAGATTGATGATATGGCAACTAAAACTGCTATATATAAGAATTATCTTGATAATATCGCAACAGAATGGAGAGGTCAGCAATTATTAGTTGGTAATGTTGCAAAAGAAATAGCGTCTTTGCAACGTGGCATTAAAAGTGTTACAAATTCTGCTACATTAGATAAGTATGTAACAAGGATTGGAGAGCTTATAACTAATTATCAAAGACTTAAAACTAATCTTGATAGTCAGGTTGAAAGTCAGAATAAGATTTATCAGATACAAACTCAGATTTCTAAACTTAGCTCAACCGATGTAAGCAATAAGGCTTATTTAGAGCAAAAATTACATGATGAAGAAAAAACTTTGCAAAATCTTCAAATGCAAAGTGGCACTTTGAAGAATATTGTTTCTCTTGAAGAGCAAGAAGCTTATGTTACTCAAAAGGTGGCTAAAGCAAGAGAAGATACAACTATAGCTCAAAATCATCAAGCCGACACCCAAATGGCTAAAAATATTAAGCAAGTTAATGACTATGCTACTGCCATTGAAAAATCAATTGATAATCTGAATAGCTTAAAAAATAGTAAGATTTTTGCGGATAATTCTAATAAATCTAGTGTTCAGGCTCAGATTGCACAAATAGACCAGTTTGTTACTAAACTTACTCAAATGCGAGAAACTGTTAGTACAATGGCTGCTACAGGTAATACAACTGGCAAGATTGATTCTACTGCTTTTGCCACTTTGGTTAGTGATATGGCTAATCTTAATAGTCAGATTAAAACAGTAGAAACTTCTGCTAGGGATTTACAAGTGCAGCTTAAACAAACTAATGGTGTTGATGTTCAGAAAGGTAAGATAAAAGTTCTTGTTGCTCAACTTGAAGCTTTTGCTGTGGCTAATGGTAAAGCAATGAAATCTAATAAGACTCTTACATCTGGCATGACTGTTTCACAAGAATGGAATGCTATGATGAGTAAGTTAAAATCTGGGGCTGATAATGGTGATATTCAGAAGATTACTTCTCAATTTAAGGCTATGAGGTCTGAGGTCAAGGCTTTAGGACTTGAAGGTGGAACAGTATTTCAGAAACTTTGGGCAGATGCCCAGAAGTTTGCTAGATGGATGGGTTTGACAATGGTAACAGCTTCTATTGCAAGAGAAATCAGAGGTATGTTTAAAACTGTTGCTGAACTTGATACTGAGTTGATTGATTTAAGAAAGACTTTCAAGGGTACTAGTAAAGATTTAGAGGATTTTTATTATTCTGCTAATGATGTTGCTAAACAGCTGGGTGTTACTACTAAGGAAGTAATATCGCAGGCGTCTAGTTGGTCTAGATTAGGTTTCTCGACAAAAGAAGCTGCAACAGAAATGTCTAAACTTTCATCAATGTTTGCAAGCATTTCTCCGGGCATGGACGTTGATACGGCAACAACTGGACTTGTAAGTGTTATGAAGGCATTTAAAATTGATGTTGATGACGTTAAAGAAGGAATAATGTCACCAATTAATGAGATAGGTAACCGTTTTGCAACGGACAATAATGATATCATATCTGGCTTGTCTCGTTCTTCGGCAGCAATGGCAGCAATGAATTCAACTCTATCTGAAACTATTGCGTTGTTTACAGCTGGTCAGGAAGTTTTACAAGATAGTGAAAAAATGGGTAACGCTTTAAAGAGCGTTGCCATGAGGGTAAGAGGGTATGACGAAAGCACCGAAGAATTATCTGATGATCTTGTAGACATTACAGGTAAAGTAATTGATTTGACTAAGGTTGCAAGCAATGATTATAAAGGTGTATCGTTATTTACAGATGAAACACAGGAACATTATAAATCAATTTATGACTACCTTGTTCAGATTGCTGACGTATATGATGAGTTAAGCGAAAAAAATCAGCAAGAACTTCTTGAAAAGCTTTTTGGCAAATATCAAGCTCAGGCTGGTGCAGCAATACTTAGTAACATTCAAGCAGCAAAAGATGTTATGAATGTTATCGAAAATGAATCTGCTGGTTCTGCTGATCGTGAAATGGAAGTAATTAAAGATTCTGTTGATTACGCTAAAAATGAATTGGCAGAAACCTTTACTGGTATAGCACAGTCTTCTATTACTCGTGATTTTGAGAAAACTATTCTTCAAAGTTTAACTAGAGTTTTAGATGTTTTGGGTGATGCTTCATCACCTTTAAATGGGGTATTAACAACTGTATCTAGTATTTTTGAAGTAGTATCTAAACTTGTCGAGAATTTAGGACTAATTCCGTCTATTATTGCAGGAATATCTCTTAGCAAAAGTTTTAAAAATGATGGGTTATTTAGAACTGTAAATGCTGATACTGATAAATTTTCTCAAAAAATAGGAATATTACATCGCAGTTTCGCTGATATTAAAGCTGATTTTTCAACATTAGGTAAAATAGGTGGTGGATTTACAAAACAGAATTTTGCTCATATATTTAATTTTGCTACTAAACAAGATATAGCGAATTTTCAACAATTTAATCATGTTATTGATGATGGACAAAATACATTCAGATCGTACAATACATATATGGCGAACGCCCCTACTGCCATGAGACAGGTTGCACAAGAAATTGTTAATATAAAAAATGCTCAACATGATTTAACAATAGCACGGAATCAAGGGAAAATTACTCAAGAGGAATATAATGCTCAAAATAATCAATATAATGCGAGATTAGTTGAACTTCGTGGGAATGTAAATAATCTTACTTTGGCACAAAAAGCATTAACAATTGCTCAAAAAGTAGGAGCTACTGTTGCCACAACAGCTATTAATGCTTTAATCAGTATTGCAATTAGTAAGTTGATTTCTGTGGTAATGGAAGCATTTCAGGCACAGGAGAAATTAATTGAACAAAATAAACAGATTGCTGATAGTTATGAAAGTGCAAAGGAGAGATTAGAAGACTATCGGCAAAAATATTTTGATATTATAGATTCCACTAATGATAAAGCAGAAAAGGACAAACAACTTATTGAGTGGAAGAAACAACTCATTGAACAATACGGTCTTGAAGAAGAGGCGTTAGCAGGAGTTAATGGTGAACGCAGGGCAGGTATTGAATTATTAAATGAAGAAGCTTATAAAGAAGCTAAAAAAGTTATTAGCGATTTAAAAGACTATGAAAATGCATATAATAAAATTTATGATTCTCAAGCTATAATAACCAACCTTAGAGGATATAATGCTATGAGAGGGCTTGAGGATTATGGATTAAAATTTAGTAGTCTCTCAAATAATGATGGTTCATTTAATATTAATATTGATTATGGGACATCTAACGCATATGAGCAATTTGACAAATTGAGCAAAGTATTGTCTGATTTAAAAGCTAAATCAATTAGCTTAGACGAAAATGACCCTTTCTATAATCAGATTCATGCGTCATTAAACAATCAAATTGAAGTAATTCAAAAAGAATATGACCGTGTAAAAAAGGTAATAGATGATTATGGGACAACTGTTACAACAGGGTTGACTGCCTTTGCCCAAAAAAAATTATATGAGTTCACAGATACTACTGATGGTGAATTAGCAAATGTTATAGATAAGGCTACTTTTGATGCTTGGAAAGAAAAACTTCTTGACTTAGCAAAAGACGACGAACCTTTAAGAAAATCATTAGAAACTTTAGCTAATGAAACGTTTCCTAACTATTCAAGTAGTATTTCTGACTCTTCTAACGGCACTAAGAACGCTGTAACTGCCGTAACTTTTCTCAATGAGGCATTAACCAAACTTCAAGAACTGCTAAAAGATATTATTAGTGGTTCTAGCACATATCAGTCCGCAATGCAAAAAATAACCGCTGGTACAGGATTGACTGCTAAAGAGGTTAATGAACTTCTTGAATTAGACCCGTCTTTGTTTGATAAGTTTGTTAAACAGAAAGATGGGACTTGGACTATTGATTTAGAAGCTCTTAGGTTAAGCTATGATACTATCATTGTTGATGGTGGTAAAAATGCTATTGCTGAAGAAAAGAAATCGTATCAGGAACAATTTAATGCTGTTTCTAAAGAGATTGAAAATCTTTATGTTCAACGTGCTGAAAAACTTAAACATATCAATGGTAAAGCAGATTTAGATGAATTAAATGCCCTTGACAAGCAAATTGAAGAAAGAAAGAAAGCACTCCAAGGAGCGCAAGATGATTTGAATGTTGCTTCTTTTCAGGAGACATTACTGGATTATTCTGATGCTGATAGAATAAGAGATTCTTTTGATGAAGTCACAAAACAAGTTGATAGCTATAATGATAGTATTTCAACGTTAAAGAAAGCACAAGAAACTCTTAACGAAGGCAATTCTCTTTCTTATGATGATATGACTAAATTAATAATGTTATATCCTCAATTAAAAAATAGCGTTATTGAAACTTCTGATGGTTATACTTTTGAACAGTCTGCTCTTGAAAGTGTAAGCAAACAAGCGTATCAGACTAGAGATGATTATATTGATAGTCAGATTGATATGACGAAATCTGCAATTGAACAAGCCAAGCTTCGTATGGAAGAATATGCCCATGAAATTTCACTGATATCTTCGGCTTATGCTTATAAACATGCTGTCGAAACGGGTTTGTTCAAAGATTATGCATCTGTAAAAGATAGCATAACCGCTATGGAAGAACTTATAAATATTCTTAATGGTTATAAGAATAATGTAAAAGAACCCAATAGTAGTTCTTCTAAATCAGCAGATAAATCAATTTCCGATGCTCTTCAAAATCAGATAGATTATTATACAACTCTTTTAGATGCTATTGAGGCGGTAACTGATAAACAGATAGACGCTCTTGAAAAAGAAAAAAATGCTATTGATAGTAAAATAGACGCTCTCAATGATGAAAAAGACGCTCTCAAAGGAAAAAATGACGAGCAACAGAGAGAACTTGACCTGATTGAAGCCCAGAATAATCTTGAAAAAGCAAAGAAACAGAAAGTTTTTGTTTATAAAGAGGGCGAGGGACTTGTACAGATCCAGGATGAAAAAGCTGTTAAGGACGCTCAAAAGGAACTTGATGATGTTAAAAGAGAAATAAAAGAAACTGATATTGATAAACAAATCGAGGTTTATGAAAAGCAACAAGAAGCTATTGATAAACAAATTGATAGTGCTAATGCTTATAAAGATACTTTCTCTGACATGGAAAGCAATGCCAAAGACCAGTTAGCTATTGAACAGGCTAAAAAGGCACTGGGTGTTGATGAGAATGGGCTTCTTCATATTGATGAAAATACAGCAAAAAATATTCGTAATGGTTTGGCAGAAGCCATTTATAATAAAGATGTTAATGACAACAAGGACAATGATAAATATGTAACTGTAAGTCTTGCTGATTATTTAAGTGGTTTGGGCGCTACTGTTACACCACAACAGTTCCAAGCTATTGCTAATACTGCCACTGGGAATACTCCGATAACTGCTCCTGTTACAAATAGTACAGTTAATAACGCACAAAGTATTGTTAATAATAAGTCTATAACATTGAATAACACGTTTAATGTTTATGATTCAAAGGATAGCAATACTGTTATTGAGCAGATTAAGAGTTATATGAATAAGACACTTCGGACAGCAATCAATAGTATTAAATAATTGCTTTATAATTTATATCAGCTCATCTGAAATATGGTGGGCTGATTTTATATAAACAGAAACAAAAAATGAAAGGAGGAATAAATAATGTTATGTTCACCCACAAATGCTTATCCTAATAATAATTGTATAGACGGTTCTAATTTTAGTATGAAAATTACTTTTAATGGTGACTTTTGTATGGGAGCTGATTTTTATGTGTATGATTATCAGACTGGTGATAGAGTAGGAAATATTTATTATGAACGTGGTAAAAGCACTGATGGGTTTAGAAATGGCGAAGAAATAGATATTGTAAATACAAGTGATATTCCTCAAAATACCGAATATCTTTGGAGAGCAAAATTTTATGAGCCTGTTGATATAGATAATGGTTATTATCCAGATGTATACTCATCTAAAGGTAAAATACAAAAAAATCCGTTAACAAAAGTTACAGTACAATCAACTGATGAAGATATAACAAATAATATTTATATTCCTATCGAAAAAGGATTAGATATTAATTTACCTTGCTATTGTTATTGGAGTGGGAATGGTAGGAAAACTGTTGTAGGTTATAACAAGAGTAAGGGAATACTTAAATTATCTGAGGCATTTGATGATAAAAATGCTATCCCTGTTAGTACAGAACTTTATCTTAGTACTGTTAAAGTTGTAAATATGGACACTGTATTATCAGAAACAGGGTTAATTCCTATTGAACAAGGACTTAATCTTGATACTGGCAAACATAGAAAAACCAGAGCAGATAGTGATACAATCCCTAATACATATATTAAAGTTAATGGTAGTTATTATGGTATTACAAAATACTATAATAAAACTGGATTTGTGGGCATAGAGGGAACTGTTCCAGAAATAGATGAAAATACGCCATATGAAATTTATCAATGCTTTGTTATTTCTCCTTATTATTATTTCAATACTAAGGCTATTCCTGTTATAACTCCTAAGATGACTTTTGTCAATGAGGTTATAAAGTGTGAAGCTAGCATAACAACACAAGGCAATTATCCAATTAAGTATTATTATTGGACTATATATGATAAAGATGATAATATAATAAATCAGAGTGAGAAAATATGGTCTAGCAGAATGGAATATCTTTTTAGAGAGGTATTACCAGATGCTACTTTCAAAGGGGAAATTACAATAGTGACACAAGATGATGTTGAGGTCACAAGTCCTGTTGTTAATTGCACTATTCCTAAAGGTGCAGTCGGGATTACTGATTTGAAAGCAACTGTAGATACAGTAAAAAATACTGTAAAATTAACTTGGAAAAATGCTACTGGAGTTGCTCCAACAAGTTATATTATTCAAAGAATAAATTCTGATGGTACTCAACAATATCTTGAAACTGTTCAGCAAACTTCTGCTTCAAGTTATATTGATTATACTTGTGGTGGTGATATGATTTATCAATATATTGTTATCCCGGTTGCGACAACCACAGTATATCAACAGGCTAAAGTGCCTATAGCAACTAGTTTTGACGATTATGAGATTTATTTTTTAACCGAAGTTCCCTATGAAAGACCGTCTAAATTTATCACAGATGTAAGAATTTATTATAATTATATGTATGGTGATAAGCAATTTAAAGTGACATCTTCTTGGAAGGTACAATTAAATCCTGACATTGGTGATGTTGACCATAATATAAAAAGAGATATAAGTGATACCGAAAGAGGGAAACCTGTTATCACTTATGGGAATATGGATTATGATTCATTCTCTTTGAGTTTTTTACTTGGGCATATTTCTTGCCCTGATTATGGATTGACAGGTGGAGATTATAAAACGTTTCAGAAATGGAAATCTGATGTTAATAGCAAACAGCCTGTGTTAATAAAAGATACTATGGGTAATGTGTGGTTTGGAGCAATTACATCTCATACATATACGCCTGATGATAGTGGAAATTATAAAACATACACTATTAAGATTGATTTTGTTCAGACAAGAGATATGTATGCTGATAATCAGACCAGAACAAGAATAATAACAGATTGAGGTGATAGGTATGGAACATTATGATATCTATGACCAAAATTATGTTAGACTTGCACAGAATGAAGGGAAAATTGTTCTTGCCAAAATTGAAGTGTTAGACCACTTAGAATATACTATCTACGAGATTACTGATGATATTATTATTGATAGTGAGAATTATTCTAAAACTTATGGGCAAGGTGTTCAGGGGAAATTAAGTTTTCAGATTTATAATCGTGACCATAAATATGATACTAATGAAAATAGTCCATTCTGGTTTGATAAAAAAATCCGGTATTATAAAGGATTAAAGGACAGATACACAGGCGACATATATTGGTTTAGCAAAGGCATATTTACTACAACAGGAATATCACAAGAAAATGATATTATTAGTGTTGACTGTGTAGACAAATTTGGATTACTTACGTCCGAAACAGGTGGCGCTTGTCTTGAAAATGCTACTAAAATTGAGCTTGGCGATAAAGTCGGTCAAATGTTTGTAGATATGCTTTCACAAGAAAAAGGCAACGGTAGACCTACCGACCCGATAAATCCTTTGATAGATTTTGATACAAGAGATATTGAACTTGGCGAAGATATTGAACTAAGCACAGGTTCATATTTTGGAGATATATTTACAGAGTTGGCTAACAGTCTTAAATGCAGAATGTATTATGATAATGTAGGACATTTGGTTCTCACAAGAGGCTCTAGTGACTTTGAGTTTAAAAACAAAGCCCCTATGTGGGTGTTTGATGATAAGGCAACTGCTGAATATATTTCTTCTAGTTTGACTTATAACTTTTCCGATGTAAAGAATAGAGTGACTGTCTGGGGAGAAAATTTTGATGGTGCTAGTTTCGTTGGCGTTGCCGAAAATGATAATCCTAAATCCCCAGTAAGAATTAGTCTTGTTGGATATCGTGTGGCTAAAACAATGGAAGATATGTTTGGCTATGAGCAGGCTAACGTAGATGCTTATGCTGAAATGTATCTTAAAATGAAAAGCATTATTGGCATGAGCGTTAAATTGGATTGTACAATGCTCCCTCATTTAGATGTGGAGGATGTTATATTAGTCAGAAATGAAGAATTAGGATTGGATAATGTGAGATTTTTAATAAGCGAAATTTCAATAAATGGAAATGAAATGTCGATTTCATTATGCAATGTTGATAATCTTCCGGAGTTCAGTGAATTTGAATGACTTGCAATGTGTGTAATAATAAGGTGGTGAGAGAGTGACTAATAAAAAAGATGAAAATTCTGAATTGCTTACAAAATTAATTTCTACTGTTCAAAAGAAAAATGACAAAGAAAAAGTAAATGATAGTGTTAAAAGCAAACAGGCTAGAGTAATTGGTGTTGATGATGAAACGCATAAAGTGTTTGTTTATTTTCTTGATGATATAGAAGAAAAAGAGTATAAATTTTTGAATAAAACAGGGGAAGTCATTGGTGTTGGTGATACTGTTAAAGTATTTTATACTAGCAATTCTGCAAAGGGTTGGATAGGCGAACGCTGTGGTGAGCCAAGATATGATGGCGGTTATTCTCTTGAACCAATTACGTCAATTACTATAAATTCCAATATAGATTATTCTGTGCATACAAACGCTGGCATTGAAAGATATGTTGGGATTTTTGAGGGCGAATAAATATGATACCTGATTTGAAATTTTATAAAGATGAAAAAGGTCGTATTATAGAAGCAACAAGAGGAGATAAATATGCAACCATTGAGTGGGCAAACGAAGATGTAGATATAGATTTTTGCAATTTTGTCATCACAATAGCCATAACAGCGAGAGGAGTAGGGAAAGATGTCTGATGTAGACGAGAAAAAAATAGAATTTGTCAGTGACACAGATGTTAGCATACCTGTACGCTGGAAAACAGCCGCAACAGACTTGAGATGGAATAATGCTATTGCTATGGCTGTAACCATTGCAAGAAAAATTGACACTTCTAATTTATGGGACGGATATTTGCATTTCAGAGAAAAAACTGGGGATTTTAAAATTAATCCCTTTGTGTTAAAAACCATGGATATCGAAGATGGGTTTATATGTGATATTCAAACCCCCATAGATATTTCTTTTACAGAGAATGTGGCTTATCACTATATTAATTCTTTTGTTTTAACAACCTCAAGGATAACAGATAACATGCCTTGTGTTACTGGGAGTGTGTATAGCACTGATAGCACCACTATATATATTGAAATGACAAACCCAATCACAAGTATTTCTGCAAACGAAAATATAAAAGCTTTTGAAATAACTGCTACATTTGGTGGAGTTAGATATACGTTTAACCCTGTAAAAGTAGAAATATCAGATGTGTCTAGGATTAAACTTACTGTTACTGATATGGGTCAAGTATCTGGTGAGGTAAATATTTTGTATAAGAGCGAATTAGGAAATATTAAAGAAAGTGCTTATGATGCTTATATTGAGAGCTTTAATAGGGCTTTTACTTATACTATGAATTATTTGGAGGGAGAATGATATGAAAATCAAAGGGCATACAAAAATAGAATTATTTAACGCGGAAACCGGAGAGTTAGAACAAGTAGTAGAAGAAAATAATATGGTTACAAGTGCCGTACAGAAGCTTTTAAATCTTCCGGTTGAATTTGTGTCGTGTAATACAAGTATAAAAACGATTCTCGACAACACTTTACCTATATCTACTAACGCCATGGGTGGAGTGCTTCTTTTTAGTAATAAAAAAGAAGAAAACTCAAATTTGATATATGCAAATGGTGAGGGTGCAGTTGGACATGCTGGAAGAGTATATTCTGGAACTAACCCATGTACTGGGACGTTGAATGAGACAGAGTGTAGAACTCTTAGCAACGGATATCGGTTGGTGTGGGATTTTGCTACAGACCGTGCAAACGGGACAATTGCTTGCGTTTGTTTAACAAGTCGCACAGGTGGATATATAGGACTTAATGAATATTGGGATCCGACAGCAGACAATTATAATCCTAAGATAACTAATTTTTATAATTTTGATAACAACCTGTCAAGACCTTTATACAATCTCCCAAAAGATATCCCAACAAGCAAATTTGGTGGAATTAGAGGAATAGTAGCTAAAGACACCATTGTTTCTTTGTCAAATCCGTCTACAACAACATTTAGACTTTCTTATTATAAAATACTTAACACAGAAAAGATAGAATTAAATTGGGGTGATTGTGGTAGCTCTGCAAGTTCGCCATATAAGACACAGGACATATCTATTACAAACCCAGGAGATTATACTAGTTATACAGATTCAGATGGTTTTATACGTTGCATTGGATATGGTTATCAAGAACAAGAAGATAAGATACACTACGACATTTGGTTTAATTGTAATAGAATTAATGCTTTAACAGGAACTGTTGACCTTGATAAAAAAATACTTATTAATGTTCAAAGTTTTCCTGATGATTTTTATATCAAAAGGTTCGCCAATGCGGGCATCGGGAGCAGTAATTTTTATCACAAATATAACGGTTATAAACCATTTTGTTTGATGAATAATTTTATTATAGCATGGTTTCAACTTGGTACGAGTTCCTATTGCTTAGCTACTGTGGATTTTAACGGAAATTTCATAAAAAAAATTGATTTGACCAGTGGTTATAACGATTATAACGATAGGAAGTGGGAAAGGCTTTATGATTTGAAACGTAAAGCACATTTCTTACAGAACAACCAATGTATAACCGAAGATGGGGATATTATTAGGCTAGGATATTGGCAAGATAACATTTTGGATATGGATAATATGCAAATTTATACATATACAGATATATACCCATATTTTATATCTCGTTATAACTATAATGCGCCAAAACTGTATCTTAATAAAGACTTCACTTATTTGGCTACTATTAATAATCTAGCCACTCCAGTAACAAAAACTAGTGCCCAGACGATGAAGATAACTTACGATTTAATTGAATCATAGGATAGTTAAAAGGGTGAAATATATGACAATTACTCCTGATAAAATAATCACAATAGCAGGAATACAAATTAAACAAAAAATTATTCCAGATGGTCTCAGATGGAAAGACCCTACTAAAGCTAGAAACGCAAAATTTTCTCCTAATGCATTGTATAAAGCAAATGTAAAAATGCCTAAAGTGAATACAATTACAATTCATAATACTGCTGACTTAGATAATATTCAAGATGATGCTGAAAGATATACTCTTGCTACATATAATGAAAATATGGGTTCAGTTAGACCACACTTGTATGTAGACGAAAGTTCTGTATGGCAGTTACTCAGATTTGATGAAGTGGGATGGTGTAATGCAAGAGGTACTTATAATGTAGGGGCAATAGATGATATTGCTATTGAGTGTATTATGAACGAAAATAAACAATCGGATGCTATAGCAGAAGACAAAACTGCTAGATTAGCGGCATATTTTCTCCACGAAAACGACTTAGATATCTCTGCATTAAGAACACATACTTATTGGATTAACAAAAATTTAGGACTTAGTGGTAGTGTAGACTATCTTAATACTCATATTGAAAAAGGAGTAACGAAAGTTTGTCCTCTTTATATTATGCCACATTGGAGTAAATTCAAAGCAATAGTTAAAAAATATTTATCAGAATATGAAAAATCAGTAGAAAATATACCCTATAAAATCAGAAGAAGCAAAGATAATGTTGAGAGCCAAATAGGTGCTTATAACAATCTGGAAACAGCAAAAAATATCGCTGATTATAATAGAGGATATAAAGTTTTTGACAATTTAGGAAATTTAGTATACAAACCTAGTGTTTATTATTCTAAATATATTACCACTAAAGATAGAACACCTATTAAATATGTGCCAGAACGCAATGCTAAAACTATATCAAGATTGCCTAAAAATACAGAAATTACAGTTTACTTAGGCAGTAATGTTACGGCAGAAAACGGTACAATATGGGTTAAATTTACTAGTCCGGAATGTGAGAAATTTCCAAATAAGTTTGCTTATATTCCGTTTCAATATATAAAAAAGAAATAAATAATAAGTATAATAAAGAAAGGAAGTAAATTTATGACAGACATACTTAACACAGTATTGGCAAATTTACTTATGGTTGGCGTTTTTCTTATTCCTTTAGTACTTATGCGAATGGCAGATATTATTCTTGGTGTAGCTATTGCAAAGAAGAATAGTATCTCTTGGCATTGGAATAAATTTCTTTGGGGATTGTTTTACACAGCTTGTTTTATTGTTGGAATAGGTTTATTTACTACAAGTATCAGTATGATAGAACCTATAATCAGGCAATTTGGTATTGTAGCTGACGAAGCTACTTTAACGGCTCTTAATGGGATAAGTATAGTAGCTGTATGTCTTATAATCTTAGCAATTACTGTGACTTCTTACGGCAAGGATTGTTTTGAGAAAATCAAGACATTAGCAGGGAAGAGCGAAAAATCTGACACTACAAATTCTGTTATTGCTACCTCTGAAAAGTGAGGTACAATATGAATATAGAATTTAATGAAAATTATCTTACTGAAATAACGCAAATTGATGAAAGAAGCAAAAGCAATTCGCATAGGCTAGATGAAGTTGAGGAAGACATTAAAGACCTTAAAGAAAAGAACACCACGCTGATAGAGATGTCAGCAAGTATAAAAAATCTCTCTGAAGGCATTGTAGATATTAAAACCGATGTTAAAGATATCAAACTAGACCAGAGTACTTTAAAAAATGAGGTTTCTGAATTGAAAAATTCACCGGATAAATCCAAAGCCAAAGCGTTTGATGCCATGTGGAAATTTGTTGTAACTGCTCTTGGTGGCGCATTTGTTGGTTGGTTAATTACGACTCTTATTCCTCAATTTGCAACATGAGTTTAGAATATTATTTGCAAAACTGTTGTACAAAATAGTACGGCAGTCTTAATTTTATAGAAAGGAATGATAATATGGCTGGTGTACTTTTGAAGTACGGAAATGATTATAATACGCCCGTTGCAGAGTTCGCTGTCACACAAGAGAGTGACCTGCAAGATTTGCCCACATCTACTACATCTGGAAAGGGTATATTTGAGGGCATGAATGCTGTGCCGATAGGGAGTGTATGTTCTTTCGGTGATACCACTGTTGGATATGTAAGAACATTTATGCTCTTTGATACATGGATGGAAATTTGATATGGAATATAAACTTATAAAAGAAAGGGTGAATTACAAATGGATATAGCAACCCTAGCAGCAGCCAAACGATATACAAACGAAACTGTAATTGGAATGGGGGCATTAAAAGGCGCTCCATGTACGGTTAAATCTGTTACTCCTGTTACTGGTGGTAATGAAGTAATTCTTTCTTGGACAGCAACAGACGGGAGCATAATAGAGAATAGCTTTGTTGTAAAAGATGGTGTTTCGGTTGTTGGAGTTTCTATTGATACTACGACAAATAGTCTTATTGTTGAGCTATCTGATGGCTCTACCAAAAATGCTGGAGTTTTGCCTAAGGGTGAAAAAGGCGACAAAGGTTTCTCTCCTACTATTACAGAAAATCCCGATAACACAAATAAGATATACAAACTTGACGTAACAAACGAAAACGGTACATTCACTACGCCAAATCTTAAAGGCACTGGTGGAGGACTTGACCCTGATAAGTATTACGACAAGGCACAGATTAATGCACTCATTGAACCTCTTGATGAAGCAAAGCATACTCATGATAACAAAGACACAGTTCTTGATAAGCTTACTACAAACGATACAGGCAATACTCTCCTGTTTAATGGCAATGCTATTAAAGGCTCTGCCGAAATAGATGATACTACAATTACAGCAGCTGATAAGGTTTGGTCTGCAAAGAAAACTAACGACACGTTTGAGGAAGTTAAACAGTCTATTACTAACACAAACGCCAAATTTGCTAATTATGATACTTCTACCGAAGTTGATAGTAAGATAGCAACCGCTCTTACTGGTTACGAAAAAACCGAAGACGTAGATAATAAGCTTGCCGAATATGACAAGTCAACTGTTGTCGATAAAAAGATTACCGATGCTTTGACTAACTATGATACTTCGGAAGACGTTGATAATAAGCTGAAAGATTATGCAAAAACAACGGAAGTTGATACAAAATTAAGCAGTTACTATAAGAAAACAGAGACTTATAGCAACACCGAAGTTGATACTAAAATAACAGACTTAACCACAGAGTTGAAAACATGGGTTAATGGTGATGAAAGTCTTGGTATTAAAACAGTTTTATATGCAAACAACATTTTAATGTTTTATAAAAAACCCAATGCAACAATAACAGATGTAGCTGATTTTACAATAAATCTTCCTGTGGAGCAGTTTTTAGACCAAGCTAACACTACATTTGTGAATAGTTTTATTTGGAGTGAAGAGATTTATCCAAACTCAATTAACCCTAATCTTGATGGGCAACCAGTTTTAGTTCTTGCTGTTAAGGGAGACACAGAGATATCTTATAGTTTTGTGTCTATGAATGAACTCGTCAAAATTTACAAGGCAAGCACAGTGGTAAGCACAGTTACCCTTACTATTAATGATGCTACTAATACAATTTCAGGCGAAGTTAATATCTCTGCTGACGAGGGTAACTTGCTTGAAGTTGGCACAGATGGTGGTCTTTATGCAAAGGCTACTGATATCACTAGTAAAGCTGATAAGCTGACTGATACTGACATTAAAGAGAACCAGATACTTCTTGATGATGGCACTGGAAATATCAAAGCAAGTGGCAAGGATATATCTGAATATATACCCGCTTGGAGTGGTACAAAGGCACAGTGGGATGCGCTCGACAAAACTACTCTTGCAGATGGGACGATTATCAACATAACTGATGACTTTGCAGAGAATCCTGAATACATTTCTGTTTGGAGCGGGACTAAGGCACAGTGGAATACACTTGATAAAACCACTCTTGCAGATGGAGCAGTTATTAATATAACCGATGACTTCGTAGAGAACCCTGTACAGGTCAAAGTTATGCCTGACACTGCTACCGAGGGTGATGTCGTTCAGTATATAGGAGAAAATTCATCGGACTATCAGCGCGGTTATTTCTATGAATATGCGGTTAATGAAACTGGAATTTTATCGTGGAAACACCTCCCTGTTGATGCGGTTTACAAGCCCTCAAATGAGGAAGTTCTTAATAAATTTTCTGAAAATGACGAGGGTAAGGTTCTGTATGACAATAAGCCTCTATCAAGTGACAACCTCTGGCACGGCACTCAGGCAGAATATGATGCTCTTGGTGAATATGATGAGAATAAGACTTATATTATTACTGATAGTAACGAAGAAGCTGATTTAAGCGAGGTTGTAATTGACGATACATCGACTACAGCAATCAATAAGACTTGGAGTGCGAATAAAATAAACAATGCAATCAAAGAAGTTTATAGTACGGATGAAGTTAAAACAAATAAAGTATGGATTGACGGAAAACCTATTTACAGAAAAGTTGCAACACAAACAATTACTACCCCTGAGGGTTTTGCCCCAATTGGTGACTTTGACACATCATTAGTAGATTCTGTAATTTCAATTTACGGTTCAATAAAACAGCCTTCGGGTAATATAACACCTATATCATTTTATAATAAGGCTAACGATGGGGCTTATGTATATATGTCAAAAGAAAGCAAACGTTTTTTATTATATGCAAGAGAGATAGGTGTTGGTGATGTAATTTTAATAGTTGAATACACTAAAACCATTGATTAAGAAAGGAGCGTGAGTATATATGCCACGAGATAAGCCTTTGTATTGTTGTTTCTCTGTTCCGCAACAAAAATTTTTAACAAGTAAAAATATCCACTATGAGGTTGTGGCACTAAATCCAAATACAAAATGTACAATGTGGATTTATATGAGAAATGAAAAATTAGATAAAGCATTAAACGAATGGAGACTTGGTTCAAAGAGCTGAGTCTCTTTTTGTATATAAACGTGCTTGAAAGAATGTGAAGATTGATTAGTGAAAGGTTAGGGAATTATGTTATTGACAGAAGAAATTGACGTTGGATTAATTCCTAAAAATATACCATATTATGAAAATCTCGGTTATAACATTCCGAGGTCTATGGGTACAAAAAATAAAATTGTAGTAAGACGTGGTACAAGAATAAAAGTAAAAACAACTGACTTGCCGAAATATAGTAATTTTCAAGTTGAAGTTAGTTGTGATAATTGTGGGAAAGTCAATATGACATATTATTGCAATTATAATAGAAGTAGAGATTTATATAATGGTAAATACTATTGTCACCATTGTGTACGAAAACTATTTTATTCAGGAGAAAATCATCATAATTGGAATGAAGATATTACACCAGAAGAAAGATTATTACAAAGACGTTATCCAGAATATTTAATTTTTGTTAAAGCGTGTCTTGCTCGTGATAATTATACTTGTCAATGTTGCGGTCAAAAACACGGAGACTTAAAAGTTCATCATCTTGACGGATATAATTGGTGTAAAGAAAAACGCACAGATGTGACTAATGGAATAACCTTGTGTGAAACTTGCCATGGAAATTTCCATATGCAATATGGCTTAGGAAATAATACTAAAGAACAATTTGAAGAATGGTTAGGGAAATCTATTACAAACTTAGAAAAATATAATGGTGATTTACCTACTACAAGAAAAGTATACTGTTTTGAAGATGATTTAATCATAGATAATGTAAGAAAATACTGTAAAAAAGGGGAATCGCAAATCTATTCATGTTGTAATAGAAAGATTTGCAATAAAGGAACAGATGACGAATATAGAGTTTTGTCATATAAAGGGAAACATTATTTTTGGTTAGATGAATATGAAAGTATGTCGAAAGAAGAGGTGCAAGAAATAGTACAATCAATGATTGATTGTAGCCCTAAAGAAAAAGTAGTATGCGTAACTACGGGTAAAGTGTTCGATAGTATGACAGATGGAGCTACATACTATAACAGAGGGAAAAATGGTAAAAATGGAATAAGTGCGTGTTGTAGAAAAAAACAAAATTATTCTGGCAAACTTCCTGATGGTACTCCATTATTGTGGATGTATTTATCTGATTATAAAAAAATGTCAGAAGAAGATGTTGCAAAATGGCGTGAAGAAACAATGACTAATATAAAAGTAAATAAGAATAAAAATGCATTACATAGCTGTAAAAAAGTTATTTGCATTACAACAAATGAATTGTTTGATTCTGTAGTCAAAGCAAAGGAATATTATCACGCCACAAAAGTTGGAGATTGTTGTAATGGCAAACGAAAAGCATCTGGGAAATTAAATAATGTACATCTTCAATGGATGTTTTATGAGGACTTTTTACAATTATCACGAGAAGAGCAACAAATAATATTAAGTAAAAGCCAAAAATTATTAAATAAGAAAGGAGAAAATAATTATGAGTATTTATCAAGGAAATACGCCTGTGGCTTGTAATTATAACATCATTTCTGGAGCGTTAATTGATGATAGTGTCACTGATGCAACGAATAAGACTTGGAGTGCAAAGAAGATAAACGAAAGTATCCCTAATTCTGACGATTTCGTTCAGAATTTAAAAATGTGGTCTACTGGAGATATAGAAACACTTGCGTTGGAATCTGTTTCGGGTTTAGTGACTATATCTTCTGCCGTAACAGGTATGCCTATTGATAGTGCAGCTTGGATAGGTACTGTTAATGCGACATCCACTCACCGTCAAATTTCAGTACAGCCTTTTGGTAATTCCAGTTTGCTTTATAGTAAAATTTATAATGCTTCAACTCAGACTTGGAGTGCTTGGACTAAGATTGATGCAGGAAGTATTGAGGGTAAGAAGGTAAATGATTTACTTCAGAATTTAGGAACTTTAACTTCTGGTAGCTTGTTAGATTATATATTAACACTTCCTGCTTCGGGTTTTATCTACTGTAATGGTAATGTTACCGATACTCCTGTTGTTGGAACTTATTTTATTGTTGATGTCCGCAAAATGGGAACTACATATGGTGTTACGGCTATTAAGTTTAACTCAGGTGAAATATATACCAACAGATATAATTCCACTTCAAAGACTTGGTATGGTTGGAAACAGATGGCAACAATTAATGATAAATCTACTACATCTGAAACGGAAACTTATTCTGTAAAAAAGATAAACGATACGTTATCTATGTTCCCTTTTAAGTGGAAGCTAATAGGAACTTCTACTCCAGAAACAGGAGCTACATCAAATAATACCTTCAAACAAACAATGTCAAGCGGTAATCCTTTCTGTGTGTATCACAGTTCTGGAATATTCTGCTTTGGTAACGGTACTCCTACTAACAGAGGCAAACTTTATGGAATGACTTCTGGAGTAGTTGCTTCTGTTACATATACTACAGCTGGGTTGCTCACTGTTCAAGTTGATTCTGGTACAGCGTACATTTATGAAATGGAAGGAATAGTTTAAGAGGTGATTAAATGTCGGTAAATATTTTTCAGAAGTCAACAGGCGAATTAAAACAGATTGCTGGTAATGCGCCTGTTGGTGGTAGCGGTGGAAATACAACATCACAAGTTATATTTTCTAAAAAGGCTGAATTCCCTACACAGGGTCTTGCTGACAAAATATATATAGATACTGATACAAGTAAGTCCTATATTTATAAAGATAGCGGCTATGTATTAGTTGGTGACGGTATGGCTACTGTTGATTGGGATACCATTGGTTAAAGTTAATAATGGCTCGTCCATTATATATAAATTGTTTTTTATTTGAGAAAGGAAAATTATTATGGCTAATGTAAAGTTTTTAACAGGTACTTATGCGCAGTATAAGGGTCTTGCTACTAAGGATGCTAACACCCTTTATTTTATTGAGGGACAGCTTTTTAAGGGCGAAACATCTTATACAAATCAGATTGAGGTTGTTGACACTCTCCCCGTAACTATGGTTGCAGGAAAGGTTTATGTGAATACAACTGACAAGTCTGTAACTTATTATGACGGTACTGCTTCTACAGTTGTAGTTCCTGAAACCGTAGCTGCAATTGGTGATTCTACTGCTGACACCGCTCTTGCTTCTGTAAAGGCAATTAAGGATTTTGTAGCTGCTGAACTTGCTAAAATTCCTGCGGCTGTAGATTATACAGTAACTATTACTGATGAAACTGCTGGTACAGGAGAGAAGTCTAAGCAGACTATCAAGCAGGGCAAGGCAGGAGAGGAGACTACTATTGGTACAATCACTGTTCCTAACCTTGTAATGACAGTAAAGGAAACTCCTACCGAGGGATATCTTAAAACTTATCAGTTTACTTATGGAACTGGTACTCCTTTTGAAGTAGATATTCCCAAGGATTTAGTTGTAACTGCTGGTGAAATTATCGTTGTCAGTGATGATGCTCCCGTTACAGGTCTTACCAATGGTACATATCTTAAACTGACTATCGCTAATCAGACAGCACCCGTATATATTGATGTGAAAGACTTAGCTGATGTTTATACTGGTAAGGCTGAAACTACTGGCGTAAGTGTTGCTATTTCTGCAAGCAATGAGATTTCTGCTACTCTTGTTGGCAAGGCTGTTGCAGAGGAGAACCTTGCTGATACTCTTGCTACAAAAGTTAATGGTGCAGACGAGGCTCTTACTTGGGGTGCTATTTCTTAATTACTAAAAGGTAAAATGTTAATAAGGGTAATAATGTTAAATTATTACCCTTATTAAATTATGAATGTGAAAGGAGAAATGTTAAATGGCTGATAATAAAGTTAAATTTCTTCGTGGTACTGCCGCAGAATATGAAGCAAGTACTAAAGACAACGATGTTTTTTATTATGTAACTGATACTAAAAAATTATATTTAGGAGCTAATGAAGTTACTGGTGTCGGTAAAGCTGGTACAGGGGCGAGTGCTGAAATCTTTAACGATTATACTCAAAATAAAGCAAATGGTAATTATTCTCATGCGGAGGGATTATACACGAAAGCTGATGGCTCGGCAAGCCATTCGGAAGGTGCGTATACCGACGCTACCGGGGATTATTCTCATACTGAAGGTTATAGTACAACAGCATCAAAGTTTTTTGCTCATGCCGGGGGAGACTCATCGAGTGCTTTAAAAAGAGGAGCTTTTGTGCATGGTAACAATGTCATAGCCGACAAAAATGATTACGAGACAGCTTTTGGAACGTTTAACAAGAGTAATGCTGATACTCTTTTTTCCGTTGGTAATGGTATATCTACTGAAGACAGAAGTAACGCTTTTGAGATAACTAAAACTACAGGTAAATTATTTGATAAAGAAATTGCTACTAAAGAAGATATACCAACAACGCTCCCCGCGAACGGAGGCAACGCTGACACTCTTGACGGAAAGCACGCAAATGAGATAGCAAACAATCCAAACATGCTCATCAATCCGGATTTCAGGATAAACCAGCGCGGAAAGAGCGAATACTCAACCGGCTATACAGTAGACAGGTGGTACATCTCCACCGATAAGTGCAAAGCCGCTCCGGAATCCGATGGAATCCGCCTGACCGCTTCGGTGGCGCTGGCTTCCAACACCCACGCATTCTGGCAGAATCTCGAATTCCCGCCTGCGGGAGGCGAATACACGCTTTCACTGAACGTTCCG